GTACAAGCGATAGCTGCGGGTGTAGGTTTATTTAAAGGAGGATATAACGCAAACACAGGTAATACAGTTAATATGTCACCTAATGGTTCGTTAGACGGAGCAAGTAACATTGCTTTAGATGGAGGTGACTTCTTCGCTGTAACTGTTGCAGGTACTGCTTTCTTTAGTGAAACTCTTGAGCCAGGTGATATGATTTATGCAGTATCCGATATTGCTGCAAGTTCTTCACCAGCAGTTTCAGCTTATACGGTAGTAAAACAAGACGACAATGTAGCGGGAGTTGGAGCAACTGATGGAGCAACTGAAAAAGGTGTATCAGGTTTTGATAACGCACTCTTTACAGCTACCGCAAATGGTTGGATTCAATTAATTGACCAAAGTATAACCGCACAATCTTACGGTGGTGCAAGTAAGTCTTTAACTATAGAGTTTGACAAATATGGTGTAGCGCAAGCAGCAGCAGAGCAATCTATTTCAATTACAGCTTCCCAAGTAAGTGATTTCTGTACAGCAGTTGCAACATGTGTTGCAGATGAATCAGCAGTAGCTACAATTGGAAATGGTGCTTTAAATACAATTGACGTAACTCATTCTTTAGGGCAAGATGTAATAGTACAGGTTGTAGATGTAAATAATAACTATGCGCAGATTTTCCCTGAGATACAAAGAACATCAGCAACTAACGTAAGAATTTTAACTAATACGCCAATAGCTAATAACGGAGCGAAAGTATACATACAGAAAGTATCCTAATTTAGCCTATTTGCTTATATTTGTAATATATGGCTAATAATGATTTTTATACTGATTTAACAGTAAGTGATGGAAGCAGGATAATATTGGAAGCAACTCCTGCAGCTGACAATGCAGCTCCAACGATTAGTTTTGGAGATGGCGACTCAGGATTTTTTGAAAGAAGTGATGACGATATAAGAGTTTCTATAGCAGGATCAAGTATTTGGGAGTTTTCATCAAATTGCATGGGTGGTGTTAATGCAGGAAATGGACACTTCAATAATGAAACTTCAACAACCACCAATCCTACAGTAATTCCCTATAGAAATGATCCAGACACTGGAATTGGAGGAGATGGATCTAATACTCTTTCTTTAATTGCTGGTGGTACACAAGCCTTAAGTCTTACTTCTACTACGGCAACTACTTCAGGCAGCGTAACGATTACCACAATTGACCAAATAGGTAGTGATACTGATCAATTCTTAATGTCAGATAGTGGTACAGTCAAATATGTGACTGGTGCAAATCTTAGAAGTTATATTGGAGCTGGTACAGGAAGTGGTACAATGTCTTCTTTTACTTTAACTGCAGATTCAGGCTCTGACCAAACTATTGAAAACGGAAATACATTAGATATAGCTGGTGGCACGAATATATCTACAGTAGTAGGAGCAACTGATACAGTAACTATAAATATGGATGCTGGTGGTGCAGGTGCAGGAAGTTACGGATCTACTTCAAATACTGTTAAAATAGACGAAATAACACTTGATGCTTATGGTCGGGTAACCGCAGTATCAACAGGCGCAACAGGGGATATGACAGGTTTCGGTGTAGCAGCAGTTGAATCAGGATCTTCTTTTACTATTAGTAACGGAGAAACCTTGACTTTAATAGGAGGAACAGCAATTACATCTGTTCTTGATTCAGGGAATGAAAATATAACATTTAACTTAGATGATACAGCTGTTAGTGCAGGCTCGTATACTTTAGCCAGTATAACTGTAGATGCTCAAGGTAGAATCACATCAGCAAGTAGCGGCTCGGGAGGCGGAACAATGTCTTCTTTTGAAGCAGCAGGTGATAGCGGTTCTGCACAAGCTATTACAAATGGCAACACTCTTAGTATATTAGGAGGCACAAAAATAAGTACAGTTGCATCGGCAACAGATACTATAACAATCGGTCACGACACTACTTCAAGAACTGATACTTCCTCCTCAGCATCTCCAGGTTCAGCTGGAACGTTTACAGCGGTGGATTCTGTTACAACCGACACTACAGGTCATATTACGGCTTTAAACCTTAAAACAGTAACAATGCCTACTGTTCCTACATCTGATAATTATCAATCTTGGACTTTAGCTGGAGATAGTGGGCCAAGTCAAACCATATCCAGCACAAATACAGCTACTATAGCAGGAGGTACTGCTATAAGTACTGTTGCAAGTGCCACAGACACTCTTACTGTAAATCTGGATGATACAGCTGTTAGTGCAGGCTCGTATACTAATGCTTCAATAACAGTAGACGCACAAGGTAGACTTACCGCTGCATCTACGGGAAGTGATGCACAAGGGGTTACCTCTATAACATTTGATTCAGACTCAGGCAGTACAACTGCTATAACAAGCACAGGAACAATTGATATAGCTGGTGGTACTAATGTAACTACTTCAGCCACTGGTAGTACTGTAACAATAAACTCAACTGACCAATATGATGGTACAGTAACAAGTGTAGGATTTACTCATGCAGGAAGTGCTTTTTCCGTAGCAGGTCAACCAGTTACAGGATCAGGCACTATTGCTGTGACATTAACAGGAAGTTCTTCTCAAGTTATAGCAGGGGATGGTACACTTAAAACAATTAGTGATTTACCATTTGTTGATGGTTCAGGTTCAGCAAATAGAGTAGCATATTGGTCAGATACGGATACAATAACATCGGATGCCGATTTAACATTTGACGGAAGTGATTTAACTATTGGCGGAGACTTAACGGTGACTGGAGGAGATATAACTACTAATGGTGTAAAAACTATAAGTAATGCTTCGACTTCAGGTACACTGGTTATAGGAGATGTTGATGGAAATGATACTCTTAGCCAGATAGAGTTTCATTCAATGGCTACCAACCAAATGACAGTAGATGATGGAGATATTTTTTCGTATGCAAATTTTAGAATGACCACAGGGTTTGACATCATACTACAAGGAGATGCTAATATATTATTAGACACTTCAATAGCAGCAAATCAATCTTCAGGTACAGTATTACCTCTTGGAAGTACAACTGTTACTGTAAATAAGGTTTATTATTGGAAATCTACAAGCGTGTGGGAATTAACCAACCCTAATGCAGAGGCAACAAGTACAGGCCTTATAGCGTATGCAGCCAACTCAGGATCTTCAAGTAGTAATCGTATGGTATTAAGCGGAATAGTATTTGATTCAGGTCATGGTTTTACAATTGGCGCACCTTTATATTTATCTACCGCTACTAATGGCGACCTTACTACTACTGCACCAAGTGGAAATAATGATGTTGCAAGAGTAGTGGGATATGCAATAACAACAGATGAAATATATTTTAACCCAGATAATACTTGGGTTAAAGTAACAGCTTAATAACTATATTATGGCATACAAAGATGAAACATTAATCTTTACTGAAAATGAAATATACTTTGGTGAAGCAGAGCATGATAGAGAAGAGGTAATGATGGATTGGGAAGATTCTATTATGCAAGCATCAGCAAACTATGTATGTGAGAATGGTGGTGATATTTTAGAAATAGGATTTGGAATGGGGATAAGTGCAAACTATATACAGGCCAATAATATTAACTCACACACTATAGTAGAAATACATCCTGATGTTCTAAACAAAGCTTATACGTGGGCTGAAGGAAAATCAAACGTAAATATTATGGCGGGAGATTGGTATACCGTTAAAGACAGCTTATCTACTTATGATGGAATATTTTATGATGCCTTTGGAGACACTAATCTTTCTCATCTTAAAGACGCTCTTGAGAATTTAACTAAGAGTGGATGTAAAGTAACATGGTGGAATAACCTTAGTGAAGAAAATAACTCTTTAGGGATAAGTGAGGTCACTTATGAAAAAATAGCAATAAACCCTCCATTCAATACTTATTTTAATCACGAATATTATTATTTACCTAAAAAAGAATATTAATGCCAACAGTTGACGCAGGAAAATACGGATATATTGTGGGTACTGTTGATGGTTCATGGGCTACCGCCAGAACCTCTGGAGCCACAGCTTATAATCAACCTCCTACAAATTTCTTCCCTACACAAGTTAGAGTAAGCACTGGTAGAGGGGGAACAAGCTATTGGGTAAGAAGATTTTTTGCAGCTTTTGATGTTTCCGCTTATGCAAGCGGATATACCATATCAGATTTAACCTTTAATTTTAGATCGGATGATGTGGGGGCTGGATCTGTAGGAGGAATCGTAGTAAAATCTACAGCTCAAGGAGAGGCGGATACTGATTTATCTACCAGTGATTTTTATTCAGATGTAGATTTTGCTACAGCTTATAGTAGTAATTTTAATTGGCCAGATTCAGATTCTGATATAGAGGTAGATTTAAACTCAACGGCTGTAAGTCAGTTTAGCAATAGTTATTTAAGAATAGCTGTTGTAGAGTATGAGTATGACTATGAAAACACCAACCCTGGTAGTATTGCTTTTAATAATTATGGGTATATGAATGCTCAAGTTAGTACAAGTGGATTCACGCCTTATATAAGTTTTACCGCTGTCGCAAGTGGATATGGTAATGATATTGTTGGAGTCTCTTCTTCTAATGTTGGTGAAGTAATTAATGTAGCTTCAGCTAATATTGGCAAGGTTATAGGTGTGTGATATTAAAAAAAAAATAACTATCTTTGTGGTTAATTACTAAAAAAAGTTTAATTAATAAAAAAAAATCAAATGAAATTAAATGAAGAGCAATTAAAAAACGTTCAAGAATTACAAAACGAATTTTCTAACAGTAAATTACATTTAGGAGATTTAGTTTATAAGCAATCATTATTGGTAAAAAAAATTGATCAATTAAAAGATCAGTTTACTGCAATGGAAGCTGCTTTAATAGAAGAGTTTGGACAAGATTCTGTAATTAATTTACAAACAGGAGAAGTTAAAACAAAAGAAGAGGTAGAAAAAGAAAAAGAAAAAACCGAGGTAGAAAAACCTAACGAACTTAAAAAAGCATAATGTCAAAAATAAGCAACAAAACCGCATACCCAGCTATAGCTCCTGTATTAGATGATTATTTTGTATTAACTGATTCTGATAGTGACTTAGCAACAAAAACCTGTACTCTAAGTGCTTTACAAGATTTATTTGACGGAGATACAAAGGTGGCGAAAGTTGCAATACCATCAGCCTCACTTTTAACATTAGCAGACACACCAATAGATTTAGTTGCTGCACCTGGGGTTTCCAAAGTAATTGATGTGATAAGCATCATGTTTTATTTAAACGCTGGTTTAACTGTGTATGATTTTGGTACAGGAGCATTACCTATAAAAATAGGAAGTGAACAAGTAGCAAGTATACCAAATAGTGGTAGTGCTATTAACTCAGCTGCTGATGCCGTATTTAAACCTGAAGTACCTACGAGTAATGAAATTATAGCTCAGAATACCGCACTTACCTTAGAGGCTCTTGCAAACCCAACACAAGGAGACGGGGTTTTATATGCAAATGTATTTTATAGAGTTCTCAATGTAGGCGCATCATTTTAATTAAATGGATATAAGAAAAATTTCTATAGGGGCAGATTATAAGTCTGGCGCAATGCATTATATTGCGGGGCAAGATGTTTTAAATGGTAATTACCATATTCATTTAATTCAAAATGACCACAGAGACGAATCTTATAAAATTTGGATAAAATCAGACAATAAAAATGAGGTTGTTCTATGGAAAGAGTTTAAGTTGACTTTACCTATATCAGTCGAATATAATATAAATTTTTAATGCAATCACCTTTTTCGTTTATTGTTAAGCCCTTTAACAACAGACGATACGATAATATAAAATCTTATGGAGAAGTGGATTTTATAACAAGTACGTCTGAAGAAGATTTTAAATCTTCTAATCGCTACGCTCAAGTAGTAGCCCTACCCTTAAATTACTCAGGAGATATTCAAGTTGGAGACACATTATTAGTCCATCATAATGTATTTAAATTTTATAATGATATGTATGGACGAAGAAAAAGTGGTAAAAGCTATTTTAAGGACGATTTATTTTTTGTAGACCCTGATCAGTTTTTTTTATACAAACATCTTGATAAATGGAAAGCATTTAACCCTTATTGCTTTATAAAACCTTCAAAAGAAAAAAAATATATTATTGAAAAATTTTCTAAAGAAGAAGCTTTATTCGGTACTATAAAGTATATTAACGATGAGTTGTTATCTTTAGGTTTAAATATAGGGGATGAAGTGAGTTATCAACCAAATTCTGAATATGAGTTTACAATAGAGGGAGAAAAACTTTATCGCATGTACACTCGTAATATAACTTTAGCAATTTAATATGAATTCCAAAGAAATAAAAGAACAGATTATTAAAGCAGGGGAACTTGCCGTAATTCAACTAATTAAAGTAGCAAAAGAAGATATAATAAAATATGACAAAGACGATGAGTTAGCTGCAGATAGATTAAAAAATGCTGCAGCTACAAAAAAGCTGGCTATTTTTGACGCTTTTGAAATACTTAAAAGAATTGAAGAAGAGGAAAATATTATACAAGGAAAAGATGTAAAAGTTAATAATACCCCTAAAGGATTTGCTGAATCAAGATCAAAATAAAATATATTATATAAATAATAAAATTGTTCCTAATAAAGTTAGGACAATAAAAAATCGTTCCCGTTCTTGGAAGTATGGTTATAATGAAAAATATGATATAACAATTATATCTAATAATGGAACAATAGGTGATATATATAATATTAGTGGCTTAAACGTAGCTCTACCTCAAACTCCTAAATTAACTTCTACATTAAAAAAAGAAAATCAAGTTTGGGAAGTAAAAAACTTACCTAAAGAACTTAAAAGAATTCAAAGCATATTTCAATGGCATGACACTCCTCCTGCTTTTAAATCAAAATGGGTTGATTATATAGAAGAAGAATTTGATAGAAGAGAACAAGGTCACTGGTTTTTAAACAATGGTATCCCTACCTATATTACAGGAACACATTATATGTATTTGCAATGGACAAAAATTGATGTAGGGCATCCTGATTTCAGAGAAGCTAATAGAATATTTTTTATATTTTGGGAGGCATGTAAAGCAGATAAAAGGAGTTTTGGAATGTGCTATTTAAAAATTAGGCGTTCAGGATTTTCTTTCATGGCGTCAGCTGAAGGTGTAAATAGAGCTACTATTTCTAAAGATTCCCGTATAGGCATACTGTCTAAAACAGGTGCTGATGCTAAAAAAATGTTTACTGACAAGGTTGTTCCTATATCTAACAATTATCCTTTCTTTTTTAAACCTATACAAGACGGGATGGATAAACCTAAAACTGAATTAGCTTACAGAGTCCCAGCATCTAAAATTACAAAAAAGAACATGTATGATATTGGAGATGAAGAGTTAGAAGGGTTAGATACTACTATAGATTGGAAAAATACTTCTGATAACTCTTATGATGGAGAAAAACTACAATTACTATTACATGATGAAAGCGGTAAATGGGAGAGGCCTGAAAATATTTTAAACAATTGGAGGGTAACAAAAACATGTCTACGATTAGGTAGTAAAATTATAGGTAAATGTATGATGGGTTCAACCTCTAATGCTTTAGATAAAGGAGGTGGTAATTTTAAAAAATTATTTGAAGATTCAGATGTTACTAAAAGAAATCAAAATGGACAAACAAAATCTGGTCTTTATAGTTTATTTATTCCTATGGAATGGAATTTTGAAGGCTATATAGATAAGTTTGGTATGCCTGTATTAAATACTCCTAACACGCCTCTTGTAGGTATTGACGGAGAAGATGTAAGAATAGGGGCAATTAATTATTGGAAAAATGAAGTTGATTCTTTAGCTCAAGACCCTGACGCATTAAATGAATTTTACCGACAATTTCCTCGCTCTGAATCTCATGCATTTAGAGATGAGAGTAAACAATCTTTATTTAATTTAACTAAAATTTATCAACAAATAGATTATAATGACTCTTTAATTATTGATCATTTTGTTACTCAAGGTTCATTCAGATGGCAGGATGGAGTTAAAGATACTAAGGTTATTTGGAGTCCAAATAAAAATGGAAGATTTTTTGTAACTTGGACACCGAGAAAAGAATTACAAAATAGGATAATAGAAAAAGGTGGAAGGAAGTATCCAGGCAATGAGCATTTAGGAACTTTTGGATGTGATTCATATGATATTTCAGGAGTAGTTGTGGGCAAAGGATCTAACGGATCTTTGCATGGACTTACTAAATTTAATATGGATGAAGCCCCTTCTAATCACTTTTTTTTAGAGTATATAGCACGACCACAAACGGCTGAGATATTTTTTGAAGAAGTTTTGATGGCTTGCATTTTTTATGGAATGCCTATTCTTTGCGAAAATAATAAACCTCGTTTATTATATCATTTTAAAAACAGAGGGTATCGAGGATTTTGCATGAATAGACCTGATAAAAAATATAATAAATTATCTCGAACCGAAAGAGAATTAGGGGGAATACCTAATACTTCGGAAGATGTGAAACAGTCACATGCGTCAGCCATTGAATCTTATATAGAAAAACATATAGGATTGGATTTGACAGGAGAATATAGAACGAAAGATGATATGGGAGAAATGTTTTTTGGTAGAACCTTAGCTGATTGGGCAAGATTTGATATTAGCAATCGAACTAAATTCGATGCTTCTATTAGTTCTGGTTTAGCTATTATGGGTAATCAAAAGCATTTATACACTCCTATTCAAAAACAATCAAAAATAAGCATTAACTTTGCAAGATATAATAATAAAAGCTCAGTAAGTCAATTACTTAATAAATGAAAGAAGTAGAAATAAATTTACAGTCTGCAGCATTTCCTAATCAATTTGTCTCTGATGCCACTAAAGAAACAGATGCTTACGGGTTACAAATAGGACAGGCTATTCAATACGAGTGGTTTAGAAAAGATAATAACCAATGCAGGTTTTACAGTCAATGGCAACAATTTAACAAACTACGTTTATATGCCAGAGGAGAACAGTCAATAGCTAAATATAAAAATGAATTAGCTGTAGATGGAGATTTAAGTTATTTAAACTTAGATTGGACTCCTATTGCAATTATTCCAAAATTTGTAGATATAGTGGTGAACGGCATGTCTGACCGTTTGTTTGATATAAATGTTTACGCTGAAGATGCTTTATCAGCAGAAAGGCGTGGAGAGTTTGAAGACAATGTAAGAGGGAATATGTTAGCTCAACCTTTATTTAAACAAATACAGGATGATTTCGGGATAGATGTATTTACCATGAATGAAGATGATATTCCTGAAAATGACGAGGAATTAGCTTTATATATGAATTTAAAATACAAACCTGCTATTGAAATCGCAGAAGAAGAGGCTTTAAATACTGTATTAGCTCAAAACCATTATAACGATATTAGAAAAAGAGTAGACTATGATATTACTACAATAGGTATTGGAATCGCAAGACATCAGTTTCAACTTGGACAAGGTGTTGTTTTAGATTATGTAGATCCAGCTAATGTGGTGTATAGTTATACAGAAGATCCTTATTTTAAAGATTGTTTTTATTGGGGAGAAATTAAAACTGTTCCTATTACGGAATTGGTTAAAATTGATCCTAATATAACTAATGATGACTTATCGACTATTGCTAAATATAGTCAAGCGTGGTATAATTACTTTAATGTAGCTCAGTTTTATGAGAACAGCATGTTTGCTCGAGATACCTGCACCTTGATGTATTTTAATTATAAAACTACTAATAGTTTTGTTTACAAGAAAAAATCAACACCTTCAGGAAATTTTAAAACCGTTGAAAAAGATGATCAGTTTAATCCTCCTGAAGAAATGCAAAAAGAAGGTAAGTTTGAAAGAATAGAGAAGAAAATAGATGTGTGGTATGAAGGTGTTATGGTAATGGGTACAAATATTATGTTAAAATGGGAGCTTGCTAAAAATATGGTTAGACCTGCAGCAGCTTCACAATATGCATTACCTAATTATATAGCTTGCGCTCCTCGTATGTATAAAGGAAATATTGAGTCTTTAGTAAGAAGAATGATTCCTTTTGCCGATTTAATACAGATGACTCATTTAAAAATACAACAAGTTGTATCCAGAGTTGTTCCTGACGGTGTGTTTATTGACGCTGATGGATTAAATGAAGTTGATTTAGGTACAGGAAATGCATATAATCCTGAAGACGCTTTAAGATTATATTTCCAAACAGGTAGTGTTGTGGGTAGAAGTTATACTCAAGATGGTGAATTTAATAATGCTCGAGTTCCTATTCAACAACTAACTGCGTCAAGTGGTGCTAATAAAATGCAAATGTTAATTCAAAACTATAATCATTATTTAGATATGATTAGACAAGTCACAGGATTAAATGAAGCAAGAGACGGATCTACACCTGATCCAAATTCTTTAGTTGGAGTTCAAAAATTAGCGGCATTAAATTCTAATACTGCAACTCGTCACATACTACAATCAAGCCTATATATAACTAAAAAATTAGCAGAAGCTATTTCAATTAGAGTTGCAGATATTTTAGAATATTCGGAGTTTGCGGATGAGTTTGCTATGCAAATAGGAAAATATAATGTAAAGTTACTAAGTGATATAAAAAATTTATATTTACATAGTTTTGGTATTTTCATAGAATTACATCCTGATGAAGAAGAAAAAGCGATGTTGGAAGCTAATATTCAAATGGCCCTATCTAAAAATGATATAAGTTTAGAGGATGCGATTGATGTTAGGAATATTAGGAATTTGAAAATGGCTAATGAACTCCTTAAGTTAAAACGTAAAAAGCAACAAGAAAGAGAAAGTGAGCAGCAAGAAATGCAGCTTCAAATGAAAGCTCAAATGGACATGCAGCAAGCGGAAGCTACTGCTCAATTAGATGCTCAAAGAATACAAATGGAAGCTCAGGCTAAAATGCAGTACAGGCAAGCTGATATAGCGTTTGAAATAGAAAAACTAACAGCAGAAGCCAGGTTAAAAGGTGAATTAATGCAAACTGAGTTTCAGTATCAAATGCAATTAAAAGGAGTGGAGCAATCCCAATTAGACGCCAGAGAGCAGAAAAAAGAAGACGCTAAAGATTTTAGAACTAAACTTCAGGCTACTCAGCAATCAAAAATGATTGAGCAAAGGAAAAGAGATTTACCATCTATAAATTTTGAATCTAACGAAGATAGTTTAGATGGTTTTGACTTGGCTGAGTTTGACCCAAGGTAGCCTAAAAAATTTAAATAAATAAATATTAACTTTGTAAAAAATTTAATCTAATGGAAATAAAAGTAAAAGAAGTAAACTTAGTAGAAGAAAAGTCGGCCCAAGAGATTGAGGCGGATTTATTAAAAAAACACGAGGAAAAGTTAGAAGAGACCCCTCAAAACGAAAAGGTAGAGGCAGAACAAACAGAAGCTCCTCCAGCTCCCGCTGAAGAAACTACTGTAGAAGCCTCAGAAAAAGAAACTCCCTCGTCAGAGTTAAGTGACGAAGATGTTCTTTCATATATTAAAAATAGATATGATAAAGAAATAAATTCAGTAGATGATTTATTTGCTCAACAAGAAGCAAATGAAGAATTGCCAGAAGATGTTTCTGCATATTTTAAGTATAAAAAAGAAACAGGGCGTGGCATAGAAGATTTTGTAGCATTACAAAAAGATTATAGTTCTATGGATGACGACCAACTGTTAGCTAACTATTATAGTAGTACCGAAGAAGGTTTGGATGCTATAGATATACAGGATTTAATGGAGGATAAATTCTCATGGGATGAGGATTTAGATGATGCCAAACAAATTAAGAAAATCAAGTTAGCTAAAAAAAGAGAACTTGCGAAAGCAAAGAAGTTTTTGAATGAACAAAAAGATAAGTATAAAATTCCTCTTGAGTCAAGTGGGGGTGGATTATCGGAAGATCAAGAAAAACAACTTAATGCTTATAAAAGTTATATAGATGAAACTGATTCTGCAAGAGAAAAAACTGCAAAAAAGCACAAGTGGTTTCTGGAAAAAACCAATGAGGTTTTTAGCGATGAATTCAAAGGTTTTGAGTACACCGTAGGAGAAAACACTTTTACTTTTAAACCAGGAGATGCAAAAGAATTAAATAATCGTCAGAGTGATATAGTTAGAAATTTTGTAAATAACTATGTAGACAAAGATGGTTTTATGACGGATGCAAAGGGCTACCATAAAGCATTAGCGGCAGCAATGAATCCTGAGAAATTTGCACAGTTTTTTTATGACCAAGGAGTTACTGCGGCAGTTGAAAATGTGGCAAAAAAGTCTAAAAATATCGATATGGATGTTAGACAAACAAACACATCTTACAACAAAGACGGATTAAAGATTAGGTCAGTAGGAAACACAACAAGCGGAAGAGGTCTCAAAATTAGAAGTATTAAAAAAGTTTAACTAAAAAAATTATAAAATTATGGCAGTATTACCATCTCCAGGCTTTCAGTTGCAGCCAAGTGCGCAACAACAAGTCTTAGAAACAAACTACATAACAAATTTTGATTTCTTGAATCAGTATCTTCCAGATACGTATGAAAAGGAATTTGAGCGTTATGGAAATAGAACTGTAGCATCATTCTTAAGAATGGTTGGTGCAGAAATGCCTACTAACTCAGATATGATTAAATGGGCTGAGCAAGGTAGATTACACACTAAATACACATCTTGTCAATTATCGGCAGGTGGTGGCGCAGGTGTAGCGACAACAGCGACTTTAACTGTTAATGACACTATGGATCCGACATTAGTTGCGAACCAAACAGGATTAGCATTAAGAAAAGGTCAAACAATTATGTTATCAGACAACACAGCTGGTTCTTCATTAAGTAATAAAGCAGTAGTAACTGTAGCTCCTGTAGGTGCTGCAAACACTTTAACAATTGCTTTCTACGAAGCTACTCAGCTTATTCCTGATGCAACTAATTGTACAATATTTGTATATGGATCTGAATTCAAAAAAGGAGAATCAGGAATGGTTGGCTCAATGGAGTCAGACGACTTTTTCTTCCAAAACAAGCCTATTATCTTAAAAGATAAGTATTCAGTTTCTGGATCAGATATGGCTCAAATTGGTTGGGTTGAAGTACAAAGTGAAAATGGTGCGACAGGATACCTTTGGTATCTAAAGTCTGAGCATGACACAAGATTACGTTTTGAAGATTATATGGAAACTTCTATGATTGAAGCTGTTCCTGCAGCTCAAGGTTCTGGTGCAGAAAGTGCATTAAGTTCTGCAGCAGGTGGAGCAGGAATTGTAAATGCAGGTTCTGAAGGAATTTTCTACGTTGTTAAAAATAGAGGTAATGTATTCGGTGGTGGAAACCCTGTAGTACTTTCTCAGTTTGACGATGTAATTCAGAGACTTGATAAGCAAGGTTCAATCGAAGAAAATGTAATATTTGTAAACAGACAATTCTCATTTGATATTGATGATATGTTAGCAGCCCAAAACTCTTACGGAGCAGGTGGAACTTCATATGGTCTATTTGACAATGATAAAGACATGGCTTTAAATCTTGGATTTACAGGATTTAGAAGAGGTTATGACTTTTATAAGTCTGATTGGAAATATCTTAACGACCCTACGATGAGAGGCGGAATTAATGCAGGAGCAGTTAACGGACTATTAGTTCCAGCTGGTTCAACTACTGTATATGACCAAATCTTAGGTAAAAACGCTAAGAGACCATTCTTACACGTAAGATATAGAGCTTCTGAAACTGAAGATAGAAGATATAAAACTTGGATTACTGGTTCAGCTGGTGGAGCAAGAACATCTTCTTTAGATGCAATGGAAGTTAACTTCTTATCTGAAAGAGCAGTATGTACTTTAGGTGCAAACAACTTCTTCTTATTTGAAAACTAAGAAGTAACACAATAATAGGGGAGGTTCGCCTCCCCTCTTATTTTTATAAATCAACTTAAATTAAAATATAATCATGAAAAAGAAACAACAATTTACCGACAAAACATATAGACTTCTTAATGGCAGATCGCCACTTTCTTATATGTTATCCTCAAGACATTCATCCCGTTCTCCATTATTATGGTTTGACGAAGAAACAGGTCAAAATAAAGCACTTAGATATGCAAGAAACCAGCGTTCTCCTTTTGAAGAAGAGCAAGATGGAAATGCAGTTTTAGAGCCTATAATCTTTGAAGACGGAATGTTAATAGTTAATAAACAAGATCAGTCTTTACAAAAGTTTTTACATTATCATCCTGGTAATGGCAGTATATTCGCTGAAGTAAACCATCAGAAAGATGCTGCACGAGAATTAGAATATGTAGAAAAAGCATTAGATGCGCAGATAATGGCTAAAAATTTATCGTTAGAAAAATTACTTATGGTATCCCGAGTTTTAATGGGTTCTCGTGTAGATAAAATGTCAACACAAGAATTAAAAAGAGATATTTTAGTGTATTCTAAAAACGAACCTCAAGAATTTATGAGTGTTTTAAATGACCCTATGTTAGATTTACAAGATATGGTATATAGATTTTTTGAAGCTAATTTATTAACTATGCGAAATTCTAATAAAGATGTGTACTATAATTTAAAAAAGAATAAGCAAAAAATGCTAACTGTTCCTTATGGACAAGATTCTATCTATATTGTAGCCTCATACTTTCAATCTGATGAAGGAGTGGAAGCTTTTAAAATGTTAAAAAGCCTCTTAAATAAAGACAAAAAATAATCTTATCTTTGTACTTTATTAACTCATAAATCATATTATTATTATGGACAAATTTTTAAGCATACCTGTAACTAATGAAGGAAACCAATTAGTTCCAATGACAGGCGTTAAAGCAATTAATGTAGGAGATGCTGCTGGAGCAAACGATGCTACCAATACATCTTTATTTTATCAATCAGGAAAAGTTGTAACTATTACTCACGCAACAGTAGGTGCAGCAACTGCATCTAACTCTGCAACACAGTTTAGAACATGGTTACAAGACAACATGATTAGTGCATTAGGTACTGATTGGACTAATGTAGTTAATTCAGTTGAACCTAAATATGCTGTGTCTGGAATTGTGATTGCAACTTATTAACTAATTAAAACCTTTTATTATTATGGAAAAATATTTAAGTATACCTGTGATAGATGCACATGGTACTAATAGTCAAGATCAATTAGTTTCAATTTCAGGTTTGAGAATTGTTTCTCAAGCCACTACAACAACTGTGTTATTGAAATATCTTGATGGAAAAACAGCAACATTAACGTGGCCAAATGCTTACGCTTCTCCTCTTTTATTAGAGTCAGTAGAATCAGCAATTGTAGACGCATTGTCTTCAGGATGGACAAATATAGCTCACGAATACGACCCTAAAGGATCTGTTCCAGGAGCTACGTCTTCTGACCCAATTACTAACCCGCTCGCTTCAATTGTAGTAGCATAAAAATGATACAGAAAATGGAAAAATTTATAAGATTTAAACAATTAAATGTAGTCAAGACAGGTACTTCTACATCAAATGGATCTGCTTCTTTGAAGCTTATTCAGACGGGCGCAAACTTTACACAAACAGTTCTTCCTAATGCGATTGTATGGGATAGAGCTACTAACGCTTCCGCAGGAGGTGAAATGTATATTGTTACTGCAGTAGATAGTGACACTCAGTTATCTCTTGTGGCTATAGGGCCGACAGGAGCGCAAGGAGGCGGTGTGCCTGATGCGACAGCATATCATATTTATATGCCTGAGTTAACTAAAAAAATATATGGAACTACAGATGGTGTAGCAGCAAACAAACTTGTGGATAGTACTGAAAACTTTTTATATCAAGGAATTGCTGTTGGAGACCAAGTAAATAATGTTACAGACGATACAGTTGCTACGGTTACCGCTATAGATTCAGCTACTCAGTTAAGTTTAAGCGCAGATATAATGGCAAGTGCAGAAAATTATTTAATCTCTGCTATTAAGCCTGATGACCATGACAAACTAATGAGGTCTCAAGGAGTTGGTCTTGTAGAGAACAACGCTCTTGCAGCTAACAATAGTAGAGTGGATATTACATATGATGCTGCTTCATCAGCAAGTGACCTTGTGTATGCTTACTCAGATTCGGGGGCTGTAGGTGTAGAATTAATGAGAAATGCAATTCAAGATGCAATTCAAGCTTCTTTAGAGCAAGATTGGTCAGAACCTGTATATGACTTCCCAGGGGAGTATAATGCATGTAGTTCTGATCCATGTACCACTAACACTACTTGGTTAGGAGGACAAAATTACTTTATTCTACGAGTTCAGTAGGTAAATTAAACTAAGAAGGAGAAGGAGTTACAAAAAAAGTAGCTCCTTTTTTTTTTCTTATCTTTGTTAAAATAATTTTAAACAATGCCAGCAAATATAAATGAGGTAAGAACAACAGTTTTAGCAATAGCTAATAAAAATAACTATGGCTATATAACACCTCAAGATTTTAATTTATATGCAGAGCAGGCGCAAATGGATATGTTTGAAGATTATTTTTATCAATACAATAGTTGGGTAACAAAACAAAATCAACGAGTATCAGGAGCAGGATATGCAGATATTGTAAAAAACTTAGAGGAAGTTATGGACTCTTTTTCTGTGGAAGCTTTTTTGGCGCAAGTAGGAGCTGACAATACTTACGCATTACCAGCGGATTACTATTTAATAAACAAATTATTTTATTATCCTGATTCTATTGCTACAGGAACAAATACTTTTGTAGCTGCATTTAAATTGACTGATTCGGCCGCATCTTTTTCAGTACTAACCAACCCTACTACACCGCCTGTAGGTAGTATTATTGTTAATACCACTACACAGCAACAATGCTATGTAACAGCGGTAGATAATAGTACCACATTATCTATTAGTGCGAATATAATGAACTTAAACGATGCATATGTTATTTATACTAACACGAATATTGTAGAGGTAGAAAGAGTAAGTCAAAATAAATTATTTTATTTAACAAGCTCTCCGTTAACAGCACCTTCAAATACATATCCTGCTTACGTTTTAAGCGGCAATAATGTTACTGTATACCCCTCTACTATATTAGGGGCTACAAGCATTAAAACGCAATATATTAGATACCCATTAGCACCTAATTGGACATTTAGTACAATAACGGCAGGTGAGCCTGTATTTAATCCAGGGCAAGTAGATTATCAGAATTTTGAATTACCCGCTTCTGACCAACCAGGCTTAATTGCAAAGATTTGTCAATATGTAGGGATAGAAATTAGAGAAGCGGACGTTTATAAGTTCGGAGCAACAGAACAAGCAACAGATATACAACAAATAAAGTAAGATGGCATATATAACCGATTATCAATATTACGAAAATAGTGGAGCAAATCCCGAAAATGAAAATTGGGGTTCGTATCAGTATGTGAGTTTACAAGAAATTGTAAATAATTTTATGCTTATCTATCAAGGCAATAACGAATTATTAAATAATATAAGTAGATATCAAGTTTTATTTTATGCTAAACGAGGCATTCAAGAGTTAAACTATGATGCTATGAAAGAAATAAAAATATTAGAACTCGAAATAGGAGAAGATTTAAGATTTATTTTACCTCAAGATTATGTAAATTGGGTTAGAGTTTCTATGTATCAGAATGGAATTTTATATCCATTAACAGAAAACATACAGGCTAATTGGGCAGGGGCGTATTTACAAGACAATAATGCAAAAATTTTATTTGACCAGGACGGAAATGTTTTAAAACCAGAATTTTCTACAGTAACTTATGACAGAATAAAAGGTACTAAAAAAACTTTATATTTAAATGCTAACAGTCCTTATAATAATTCATTAGGATATTTTTTAGATGGAGGTTGGTATTTTGATTATAATTTAGGACAAAGATTCGGTTTAAATACTGAAACTGCAAATGCTAATCCAACATTTAGTGTAAACAAAAAAGGAGGGGTTATTAATTTTGACTCAACAATGTCTGGGCGAACAGCCGTTTTAGAATATGTTTCTGATGGAATGGAAAATGGCGACAATGCTAATATAAGCGTAAATAAATTATTTGAAGATTATTTATATTCATTTATTCGTTATTCTTTATTAAATGGCAGATTAGGTGTTCAGGAATACATTGTTAATAGAGCAAGAAAAGACAAAGCTTCTTTATTAAGAAATGCAAAAATTAGATTAAGTAATATACATCCTGGCAGGCTTTTACAAAATTTAAGAGGTCAGGATAAGTGGATAAAATAATATGGATATAAAATCAGTTGCTACCTTTATAAAAGGTAGGATGAATAAAAGCGTTGATGAGCGTCTTATACCACAGGGTGAGTATATTGACGCAATGAATGTACGTCTTGGTGCAACTGAAACCACAGAGATTGGAGCTGTAGAAAATACTCGTGGAAATGAACAAATTACTCAATTACGTTTTAATTCTGTTCTTCTTTCTAATCAAGCTAAATGTATAGGGGCTTATGAAGACTCAATGAATGAAACTATGTATTGGTTTGTTCACGACCCTGCCAATCCTCAATCTCCAGAAACCGATAAAGTAGATTTAGTTGTTTCCTATAATACCGTTACTAATCAAGTTACTTATCACGTAGAAAGTGTGAGTGTGTTGAACTTTGACCCTGCGTATTTAATAACAGGAGTTAATCTAATAGATAATCTATTATTTTGGACAGACGATAAAAATCCTCCACGAAAAATTGATGTAAGAAGAAATTACCCAACACCTTCAGGTGGGTTTGATCAGTTAGTGGAAGAAGATGTAAGTGTTGTTAGAAAACCTCCTGGATTTCAAGATTTAGACAATATAACTTCCCCAACGGTTAAGCTGATTAATCTTGCGTCTGAAGAAAACTATATGGAAGATAGGTTTTTAAGTTTTGCTTATCGTTATAGATATGAAGATCAAGAATATAGTGCTACATCTTTATTTACCACTCCTGCATTTGAGCCTGGGGTTTTTGAGTTTAGTTATGAAAATTTTTCTAACGAATCCATGCAAAACAAATATAATGCAGCAGAAGTATCTTTCAATACAGGATCACGAAGGGTTATAGCTGTGGATATTTTGTTTAAATACACTAATAGCACAACTATCTTTTTAATTGAAAGATTTGATAAGGTTAATGAAGGTTGGGCTGATAATACTACTCATACTATTACGTTTACTAACAGTAAAATTTATACTGTTTTAGGTAATGATGAAATATTAAGGCTATACGACAATGTTCCTAAATTAGCTAAAGCACAAACCATTATGGCTAATAGGCTTATATATGGAAATTACACAGATGGATACAATATAACAAACGCTACAGGTCAAGTTTTAGATTTAGAATATTATCTACAAAGAGTAACATCGTCTGTGGGTGTATATAGTGTGGATTTTCCTGTATTGTCCTCTGGAATTACTTATCAGATTAATACTAATGTTTCTCCTGTCACCATACCTAACTCCAAAGCTACTTGGGATTTAGCAAGTATAGCTGGAAATTTAACAGCAGGTTCGCAGTTTTCTTTACGTATGAGCCTAACAACTTACCAAGTTCAAGCTTATGCTGTAGATAATGCTTTGGGTACAATTGTAACATGTGTAGGTGATAATGACCCTGCCACAGGATGTACAGGTTGGGAACAAGAAGCCGTTACTACTAATGTTGATATAGAGTGTTTTATTGATTTATCTCAAGACTACACAGGGCCAACTGCTGTGTTTGATTTTATAAATTCTACAGAGTTTGCTAATGCTATAGGGACTATTGCTCCTCCAACTCCTAATGCTAATATTGAGACTATGGCAAATGCTGCACAAGGGTTTTCTTTAACTGATAGTTTTAATACCGAAACTATTGCTCCTGTTAATTATACAAAATATAACAGCTCTATAGATAATTCTTCAAATCAGCAAGGAGTAAGAATAACTCCTCCTGCTACTACTACTGATACTACTTTTGGGCTTCAAAATTTAGCAATAGAATATCAGTATAACAATGTAGGGACTGGCTATACTATTCATAGTTTTGAATACTTTACTATTACCTCTACTGATATAGATATAATAAATGTAACAGAACAAGGAAGTCTGCATAGTAATAGAGATTATGAGGTAGGATTAGTGTATATGGATGAGTATGCACGAGCATCAACAGTATTAGTGGCTCAATTTAATACCATATTTATTCCGCCTTCAGGTTCAGATTTAATAAATAAAATTAAAGTTGAGTTATTCAGTCGACCACCATCGTGGGCAAAAAGATGGAAGTATGTAGTAAAACCAAGTGCAACTAATTATGAAACTATATACACAAACTTTTTTGTAAAAGCATTAGATGGAAGTATATGGTTTTTATTACGTGGGGATAATACTGAAAAAGTTAAAGTTGGTCAACAATTAATAGTAAAGATTGACGCAGATGGTGCGCAAAATAACGAAATAAAAGCTGAGGTATTGGCGGCTGAAGCACAAGAAATAAACTTTATTGACCCTCGCCCTGACCCTGCTGATTCAACAGTAAAAAGTCCTGCAGGTTTTTATATGAATATGGTTCCTCAACAATGGAGAGTTAGTGATGACGCTGTACCACAGACTTGGTGGAATCCAAATGGGTTTGGAAAAACCACCAGCGGTAATGTTTGTACGCCAGGCTCAACCACAGCACAAGGGTGGTGGTATGATGAGGATTATGTAATAGAAGGTAATAATGGCGTAAAAACTAATATACCTATTAATGCAGGCGCACAAATTACTATCACGCTTCATGTATGGAGAAATGAAAGTAATAGCGGAAATACTGAATCTATAGAATATAATTATAAACAAACTTTTACCGCTGCTCAAAATTTTGCCAATTTATATCTATGGTGGGTAGCCGCACAACCAGATTTAGGTAGTGGTACAAATACAGGGAACGGGGATTATGACGATGTTTTCTTTGAGACAACTTTATCGTCCAAGGCTGCTTACGATTTAGGTAGTTCCTGTACGGGGGCATTTGGATTAAACATATACGTACCACCTTGTAGGGATAATAATAACCCAATGACTTCAGCTAACTGTCCCCAAGGCCAATGGTATGGTAATATTCAGTTTGTCGCAGACAACCCATTGGTTGATGGTTCGCCTATATATCTCTGTTATAGACCAGGACTTTCAGGAACAGCAGCCCGAACAGCTCGTTCAAGATTAAGCGTGGACGTAACACAAGGAGGGGATTTAATAGTTTTTGAGACTGAACCAAATGAAGCTAATTCAGAGATTTTTTATGATTCATCAGTTAGCTACCCGATTGTTGCAGGGCAACATGCGTCAGGATCAGAAGTAGCTAATGGAACTGTAACAAGTGTAAACGGTTCAGAGTTAAATGACACTACAGGAATATTTTCAGTTTCAGTACAGGTAGGTGATTTTGTTTATAACACAACTACAGGTGCAACTGCAACTGTAACAGTAGTTAATAGCAATATTCAATTAACTTTAGATACACCTATATTTACAACCCCAGGGGAGGCTTATGTAATTATCCATACCGACAATAGTGCGGATCAAAATCAAACAGCAGCAGGAAGTCCATCTATACTGACAATTCCATTTTTTAACTGCTATAGCTTTGGAAATGGAGTGGAAAGTTATAAGATACAAGACCGATTAGATGGAATGTCTTTTCAATTAGGAGAACGAGCATTAGCTGTATCAAATCAAGATTTTAAAGAAGCTAATAGATTTGCAGGAGTAACTTATAGTGGAATATTTAGCGGTGAATCCAATCAAAATAACTTAAATGAGTTTAATTTAGGGTTAGTTAATTTTAAAGATTTAGAAACTCATTTTGGAGAAATCCAAGTATTACATGCAAGAAAAACTGACATATTAGTTTTACAAGAAGATAGAATAAGCTATGTCTTAGCGGGAAAAAATATATTAACAGATGCAGTAGGAGGTGGAACAGTAACTTCTGTACCTGAAGTTTTAGGAGAGCAAGTTGCAAGATTAGAAGAATATGGAAATAGTTTTAATCCTGAAAGTTTTATATCATATGGTTACGATATGTATTTTACAGATGCTAAAAGAGGAGCGGTATTAAAACTACGTGGTTCGTCTTTTAATACAGATGAGTTAGTGGTAATTTCGAGTGAAGGAATGCGTTCATGGTTTAGGGATCAGTTTCAAGTTTCTTTAACTACGCAAAAATTAGGAGGTTTTGACCCATATATGGATGAATATGTATTGGGAACAAACGATATCCAAGTACCTTTTCCAGACCCACCTGTTCCTTGTGGAACAATTATAGCTGATATAGACTGTTCGGGGATAACTTCTTATACTGTAGATGTAGGGTCTATTATTGGAAGTGTTGTTGTAACATTAACTTTATTTACAGGAAGTGGTGGTTGTTCTTTAACAGCGGTGTGGAATGGAGTTCCTCAAACTATCAGCCCTACAGGAGCAGGTGTTTACACTATAACAATTAATAAAACATCAGCTACTCCTGATACCATTAGCTTAGAGCTTACTCCTTCAGGAATTTGTAATTATGAGATTGTAGTAGATTGTCCTGTAGAGAAAACCATAACTATCGTGCAAGTCGGTTTAAATACAATTAACGATGCAAATAAATTATTACATTGTCAAATGGGTTGGTCTAATGCACAAAGTACTTCTCCTATATTAAGTAACCAAATGATTTTTGGTTCTGATTCCACTATAGCTTCTTTATATTACTTAGAGCAAGGGATTCGGTCAACAGGATATTTTCCTTATGATGGGGCTAATTTAATTGTACAGACTAATAAAATATTTCAAGATAATTATGATTTTGACACAGCAACTGATACGCTGAAATGGTTTTCAAGCAACACTTTATATGGGAATAATGCTACAGATATTGCAGCTTTATTAGGTCAATCTTTAAACTCTTTAGTTGTAACCCAACCTTCTACTAATGTATTTAGAGGGATACAAAATAGCGCAACCATTCCTGATGCGAATGAGTATTTATATTTAATATATGACTTTAGGACTATTGCTGATCAATATTTATGTTATAGTAATATAAGTTTAAGTGATGCGTGTTGTAATTGCACAATTCCTTGTACATCAATCACCCTTTCTGAACCTCAAACTTCATCTCTACTTGCGTGTAATATGGTAAGAAATCAGACTTATTATTTTATAGGTCAAGGAGCTACTCCTGTAGTAGGAGATTTATTATTTAATGCAGCAGGTTGTGAATCATCCGCAACAGCGATTTCAGGATATTATGGAACAAACTCAGGAACATATCTTGTTGTAGATGCAAATGGAGTAATAACTCAAATTAGTAATTGTTAAAATTTAAATTATATGGCTACATACGGACAATATTATTATGATGGATTAGATTTTTTATCATCCACTGGTATATATACAGACGCAGCGTTAAGTATTCATGCGGCAGATGGATGGTATTCACAAAACGGTATTTTTAGAGAAGTTTCAGGTGGAGTGTTAATGGCTCCTGTAAATTGTCCTACCTGCCAAGTACCTTGTGGCTCTCCTGTTTCAGGATCAGGAAATACAGGAGTTTACAGAATATCTTTTGATTTTGGTACAGATACAGGGGCGTCTATTGTAACTTTTAACCCAGGGACAGATGCAAATTCACAGAATCCTGTGCCTGATAAAATGACTTGGACGTTTGACGGCACAACAGCTTCTGAATATTCTTCTTATTTAGGAGGATATATGACAGGATATATTGGTTCTCCTGATGCTTGTGTATGTTGCCAAGATTGTGATGTAACTGTGTTAGGATCAGGAGGTTTAACAGTAAGTAATGGTACAAATGGAAATTCATTTACAGGTGTAAGTATATACACATATACTAATGGAGCATTTGTAAACTCAGGAGCAACTACTACTATCCCTGCTTGGGGAGGAAACGCTACCCAAACAGGAGTTAATGATGGAGGAGGAGATCAAACTTTAACGGTATGCTCTTCCACCGTACCTACAGTAGGTTATGCCTCATATAATGCCACTATGGTAGTTCCTGTACCTGTTGGAGCGGGTAGCTCGGTGGTAGATTTTGAAATAACTGCACCATGTGTAAGTACTTTTTTTACATTTGAAGTTCAATGTCCAAGTCTTTTAAATGGATTTAGATGTTCTAATGTTGAGGCTCTTGAGGCAGATGCTTGTGGAAAAGCTAAAGTAAATACTTACTATAATGCTGCAGTAAATACAAAAGGTAATCCATTAAGACCTGCAGGACAAGGAGGCCCAATTGCAGCTACACCAGCTACACAAGTAGGCTTACATGATTGGGCTTACACAGATGCTTATGGGGTTACTGCATTAGCAACAGGGTGGTATAGTATAACTAACTTAATATCTACTAATCTTGTGGAGAATCTTATATTTGTATCCACTAATGGAGTTATAACTCAGATTAAAGGATGTCCTGCATGTAGTAACGACATATATATATCAACTATGAGAGCCGCTTGTACTGATTTCTGTGATGGAACAAACTATCTTATTAATAGTCAAAAACAAACTATTTCATGTGAAACTTATGGGTCAGTTACTATAGGAAGTATAATAGCAGGAGCATCAATAGCTGCAGGATGGTATGCATATGCTGCTACCAGCACAGACACTACTGTAGGAACTTATAGAATAATGGAAATAGATTCTAACAATGAAGTAATAAGTTTAAGACAATGCTCAGGCCCATTATGCGTAGTACTTTAAAATAAAAATTATGGCAAATTATACATTAACATACAACCCAGATAGTCAAGGATGGCCCTCCTTCTACTCTTTTTATCCTGAATTTATTAGAGGGATGAATGCTTATTTATACACTTTTAAAGGTGGTAATTTATACAGGCATAATTCAAGTACTGTATCAAGAAATAACTTTTATGGAATTCAAGGTATATCTACGGTAACAGGGGTGTTAAATGACAAGCCTTTAGAAATAAAATTATACAAAACTATTTCTTATGAAGCTAACACTAATATAGGATTATATGCATCTACAGAAGCCAGATGGGCTGTAGAATCGTTAAATACAGATTTAATTGCTTTTCCTAATACAGACCCAACTACACCTACTATTCCTGAAGATAATTTTGTAGAAAAAGAGGGAGAATGGTATTCATATATTAGGTCGGATGCTTCAACAGTAAATTGGAAATTAAGATCAGCTCATGGTCTTGCTCCTGCCGTTACCGTAACAGGAGGAGGAACTGCGACAATGATAATAACTTTTGCCACACCTCCAGGATATATAATTAGCGTAGGAGATATGGCTTATAGATTAAACGGAGCAGTTACAGATGCTTTAGGATTAGTTACAGCTATTAGTAATGTAGTTGGAGATTACAGTATTACCATAAATAATGTAAATGCTGCACCTCCCCCTACTTATCCTACACCAGTTCCTGGAGAACTTATATTATATTATAAAAATAGTGTTGCAGAATCATTTGGAGCAAGAGGATATTATTTAGAATTTAAACTTAGTAATAACTCTCTCCGTCCTGTAGAACTTTTTGCTGTATCGGGAAGTGTAATGAAAAGTTTTCCATAGAATTTTTGTATCTTTGTTCATATTTAATTAAATGAATAAAGAGGAAGCAGTTATAGCTCAAAAGATATTAGGAGGAATATCGACAAAAAAAGGGGTATTGTGGGAAAAAATAGCTGAATTTCAATCTCAATTAGAAGAGGTTGAAGGGGTATTAACCCACAAAGCAGGAGAAGTACAAAGCAAAGGGCTTAAAAAAATAGCTCCTTTAAAACATAATTTTGAAGGAGGATTATACACCAGAACAATGTATATGCCTAAAGGGTCTATAATAGTAAGTATGATACATAGACAACAACATCCTTCTTTTTTATTAAAAGGGGAGTTGTCATATTTAACAGATGAAGGTGAGGTAAAAAGAATTAAAGCACCGCATACTGTTTTTACACAAGAAGGAACTCAAAGAGTTTTTTATGTGCATCAAGAAAGTGTATGGACTTGCGTGTATAAAACAGATGCAACTACAGTAGAAGAGGCAGAGTTAGAGATATATGCGGATAAATATATGGAATTACCAATAGAGGTGATAAATAAAAATAAAAAAATATGTCAGGAGCAGCAACAATATTAGCAGCAGTAGCCGCAGCAGGCGCACTTACAAGTGCAGGTATGTCATTTAGCCAAGCTAAAAAAGCAAGGAAAGATGCTAAAACCGCTAAAATAAGAGCAGAAAAGCTAAGAGCAGAAGCAAGAAGAAATTTAGAAAAATTAAAATACTCTTTTGACGAACTAAATATTCCTTTAGATGTATATAAACAAGCTGAAGACTCTGTAAGCTTAACCCAAAAAATGTCTATTCAAGCACTTCAAGAAGGTGACCCAAGAAATTTAGCCGCAGGTATTGGAGCAGTTAATCAAGTTGGTGTAGATTCTTTAGAGACAATAAGAACAGATAAAGCTAAAGATTTATACGACCATAGAAAGTGGAAATTAGAAAAGAAAATGGAAGTTGATGATGAGTTAATTACTATGGGATTAGGTGAGGCAAAAGGTTTATTCCAAGAATCACAAGACTTAGAAGAATCAGCCAACCAAGCTGTTATATCAGGAGTTCAAAGTATTGGCTCTGCTGCAGCAACGATGTCAGATGCCTCTTCAACATTTGGAAAAGGAAAACAAGCTAAAGCTATTACAGATGTGTCAACTGATATCGCCACAACAAAACCTTTTGAAAACTTCAGTAAAGGGGATATTTCAAGTTTCTTGAAAAAGAATGTTTCACAACAAGACTTATATGATTATCAGCAAGACTCAAGTTTATTTGATTTTTCCGTTATAGATGGGGAGATGGTGTTTAAAAGAAAATCATAAATTATGGCATTAACAAGAAGATCAGTATCAGATTATGATTTAACTCCTACAAAAGGAGAGAATCAGTCAATAAATTGGGGTGAAGTAGCGTCTGATTTTAGCGGACAGCTTATGGATGCCAGAAAAAGAAAACTTGATGAGCGAGAAAAAGTAAAAAAAGAATTTGAAGCTTCCGCAGAAAAGTTAGGGGACATCCCTGAAACAGATGATTTAAATGTACAGGCTAAATTAATTAAAGCTTCTCAGATATCTATGGCAACTTTACAGGATAGATATCAACAAGTAAAGGATGGGATAATATCTCCAGAAGATTTCTCTCTATTTCAAGTAAATCAAAAATCTCAATACAAAACCACTGGAGCAATCTTAAAAAATATTGGAGGATGGACACAAGCCATTAAAGAGAGAATTGATAATGATTCAGCGACTAATATGGATTTAGCCGTATATGATTATCTACAAGGATTTGGAGGCCTTAAAGGGCATAATATCGTTCAAGGAAAAGATGGTATGATTCAAATAGGAAAGTTAAAATACAAAATGACTGAAGAAGAGGCTCGAGCTGCGATTGTTAAACTACGACATCAGGGATCCGAAAACAAAGTTTACCAGAAAGAGGATATTCCTCAAGAAGAGGTAGAAAAATACATACAACAAAACTCAGGATACGGCACAGAGTTTAGCACTAACAGAGACGATTTTATTGGAGTTGACCAATTAGCTCAGTTATTTATGTATAGTGGAGATGATTCAACTACGGTGGATGTAGGTGGTGCAATTTCAGATCAAGTTGATGCTTTAGCAGCCTATGTAACTACAGAGGTAAGTTCTTATGACGGATCAAAAACTACTACTTATGATTTTAGAAAGATGCCAGGAGTTACACCAGGTTCAACAGCTTATGATGAGATTTTAGAAGACTTACAAAATTCATTATTGTCTACTCCTAATGGAATTGTTCAAGTAATGACAGAGATTGGAGGTAAAAAAATTGCTACCTCATTATCAGATATGAAAACAAAATATGGGGCAGATGCTAAAACGGTTGACGAAGGTGGTGATGTAATTATATTGAATATAGAGAATGGAGAGGTGAGTGTTGTAAGTGACATAGACAAACTGAAGGAAAACGCTAAGTTAGAAATAGATGAAGCGGTAAATTCTCAGATTGATTTGAAGGTAGAAAAAACAGGGCCAAATGTTGCAATGTTAAATTATCGTTTAAACAAAAAAGTTTATGATGATGCTAAAGCTGATAAAGTAAGTGCAATCTCAGGTATAGGTAGTGATATTAAAAATATTATGGAAGCCGCAAGCGGAACTGCAGGAGCTGTATCGGATGACCGTATTGAAGATATGAATATGCGTCTTAATAAAGATGGTATCAAAATACACTCTATAAAAAGAGATGGTGAAAAGATTGTTATTAAGCGAACTATGACAGATCAATATAATCGACAAACAGATATATCTGTTACTATTGACAACACAGGTGCATTATCACAAGACGATATAGCAAGAAAACTTTATAGAGTTATAGTGCCTAAAGAAATATTAGATAATTATGCATATGATGGGTTTATTAACTTATTAAAAGAAGAAGAAAATTTTAGTTTAGAACCAAGGATGATTAAAGACCCGAATAACCCTAAAAAAATGATTCCTAATCCAAACTATAAAGGTGAAGAGGTGTTTGAAACTACAGAAATAATAACTGATATAGCACCATATAACCCAGCTCTGGATGGTCTTCAAGGTGCTGAAACCGCTACTTTATTTAAAGCTCTGACGGGTGCAGGTGGGGAGATAAATAAGGCGGCTGAGGCTGTAAATCAAGCTTATACAAACGCATTAAACCAACATGGCTTACCTGTAAGTGTAGAGGGTGTTGATGTAACGATGAGTGGGGACAACAAAGTTATAGTTACCTATAAAGACCCTACTACTAATAGAGATATGCGTAAAGTTTTTGTATTTGATGACGATACTGTTAAATTACAAGGAGAAGTTACTCGTCATATTAATGAGCTTATTGATAAATTAAACACTAAAAGGCGTCAAGGCGGAGGCGGAGGCGGAGGCGGAGGCGCACCCTCTGACAAAAGATTAAAAGAAAACATTAAATTAGTAGGGCAATCACCTAATGGCATAAATATATATTCCTGGAATTATATAAACCCTGATAAATATGGGGAGGGTAATTTCTCTGGCGTAATTGCTCAAGAAGTTCCTTGGGCTACTGTATCTGTAGGTGATTATTTATTTGTAGATTACAATAAAGTAGATGTAGATTTTAATAAAATTTCATAGTATGAATGAATATTTAGTAGAATTATTTAACTGGATTCAAACTCAAGACAGCACTTTTAATCAAAGGTATAGCTATGAGGATTTTGAAAACAACATGCAGGATCTTCAGTATGCAGATGAAATGTATCAATGGATAGCCTCTAAAGATGCTACTTTTGCCAAGAGAGAACCTATTAGTTTATGGACTGAGAAAATAAAAAAAAAAAAGATTTTGGCACTTCTCGAGAAGAGGCTTTGGGTACAGGTCAGACAACTTCACCTTCGGATACTTCCCAATCTACCACTCAAACCACAGATCAAAGCACCACAACTCTTGACCAAGAATATTTTGATGCTGGACTAACACCTTCCCAAACATCAGGAAGAGAGAGTTGGGGAGGTTTAAAAAGTTTACTCACACAATCAACTGCAAGGGAGCGTAGTCAGCCTGATTACGAAGGGTGGTTTAAGATTGATAAACCCGTCACTCCAGAAGGTGGTGATTTTTCAGAAGGTCAAGAAACAGCTCAATATGATGAAGAGACTGAAACTTATACTATCGATGGCCAAGAGGTAACTCAACAAGAATTTCAAGAATATAGTGCGGCACATGAAGAAGTAAAAAAACAAGAAGACGACCCATTTCTTCACTCTATGCAGGCTGTTAGTCAAGACTTAATGACTCACGAAGAACAATATGTTGTTCCTTTATTAAATTATCATTTTAATCAATATGGATTTACTTTTGAAGAGGCAGGAGGGTTAGGTGATGCTATGACTGTTACAGCAGCTAATGGAGAATCAATTAATGTTAATTTAGATTTAATTGGAGGTGACAGTTTATTTAGAGACATCACAGCTATAATAGATGTACCTCAATGGTTTTCAGGCGGAAAGAAAAAACAAAGAAATAAACTTGCTGATTTTCTTATAGAAAATAAAAAGGAAAGTAGAAGATTAAAATTAGCTGAAGAAGGTTATTCTAAGTTGGAACGAAAAATCCTAACTGATAAAAAAATTGATGCTACTATAACCCTGTTAAATAAAGACGCTAATTATTTTAATAAAGATATTGAAAGCTTCCTTCGATTTAAAACTGAGGTTGATGCATTAGATGCAGTCTTTGGAGGTTTAACTCAAGAACAAATTAATGAACCTTCTACTCGTCCTTTATATAACCAATATATACAGAAAAAGCAGCAATTAAATACTATGCAAGCCGAATTAATGGTGAGAGATAGTAAGTTAAAAACAAGAGGTGGTGAAATTGATAGAGTAATGGGTGAGTACAATCAAATGCAAACTGAGCAAGGAGAGACATCAGCAGCAACTCAAAATGCATTTTGGGATGGAGTAGCTCGGATGGGTGCAGGGGGAATGAATGCAATAATAGATATGGCGGTAGAAGCCCTTCCTTCTGGAGGTGCGGGTGAGCAAAATTTTAGAAAAATGTTTGCAGGAGTTGCTGAAGAGATGTATCAGATACCCTTCCCTGGTAAAAATGATAGCAGAACTTGGGAAGAATATCTTGAGCAGCTTACAGCTGAACAACAACAAGAAGTAACTGATAAGGTTCAAGATATTTTAAAAAAGGATTTAAAATACAATACTTATGATTATGATGATAGAGGGGTGGCGGTTAAAAAAACAGCTCCTTTAGGAACTTATTATTCTAAAGAATCACTTAAACAATGGAAAGAGTTACCTGAAAATATGGGGATGATAGATTTTCAAAGAGCGGGAGCAAGAGAAGTATTAGGATCAAGCGGTGCTACAAAAGAATATAATGATTTAACAAAGCAAGGATTTTGGGGAGGAGCCTATTTAGGTTTAGTAGAATCTCTTCCTGCAATGATAGGGGGTAATAACCCTGCAGGTTGGGCGCAACGTACAGCACAAATGTATTCGCAAGTTTCAGATCATTTAAATGAAGAAATGGAGAATAACCCTCAGTTTGCAGATATATCTGAAAATGAAAGGCAAGCTATTATGCTTCCTATAGGTGCGGTAGTAGCAACTTTAGAAGCTATAGGGTTAAGAAATGTACTGAGCCAAAAAGGAATTTTAAATGCAGTTTTATTAAGGTCTATAGGGAAGTACCGTAACGTGGCACAAGTAAGAGGAAGAAATTTTTCAGAAGTAGTTAGAAACGAAGTAGATAACATGGTGGCTCGTGGAGTTTTAACTGTAGGTGCCGCAGGTTTTGCTGAATTTGAAACAGGTTTTGCTCAAGAAATTGCTGACCTTGGAGGTAAATATGTTTATAACGAACTTATAAAAAATAAAGACATGTTTGTTCTTCCAGAGACCTTTGGAGATGCTGTATTACAAACTTTAAGAGCAGGTGCGCAAGAGATGGTTGGTGGTTGGATTATGGGTGTACCAGGAGCAATGAGTAATATGGCAGCGAGTAAGGATTTTACTCGTATGGATGATGGTATGTTTGAGGTTTTTGAAGATATGGCTAATGATGATAAGAATGATGGTAAGTCTTCACGAATATATACATTGTGGTTAAAAGACCAAGTTAATCAAGGTAAACTGACTCTGGAAGAAGCCAAAGAACAAGAGGCTATGTTTAATGAAATTAAAGGAGTTTATTCACAAATACCTGAAGATTATAGTACTCAACAAAAAAAGGAAGCATTAGGATTGTTGTTAAACAAACAAAGAATAGAACAAGAAATTGCAGGTAAAGACCCAAGTTCTGTTACCAGACAAATGGATCAGTTAAAAACTATAGCCTCAGAGTTAGCTTCATTAAGTTATAAAGCTTATCAACAAAATCAAGAGACCACAAGAGGGAGAGTAGAAGAAGATGAGATAACTGAAGAAGACGCTATAAATCAATTAAAAGAAGAGGGTGTGGAAAATCCCACTCCAGAACAAATAAACACGAAATTAAATGAGCTTCAAAAGCGAAAGGCAGAAGAATTGGCTAAAAAAGAATCTGCCTCAAATATATCACCTGTGGAAGAACAGGAATCCCAATCAGATCCTACCAGAGAAGGTGACATCGGAAACCAGAACGAAGCCGAAACAGAGAGTCAAGACAGGGTACAGACCGAAGAGGAAGTAGATAGTCAAGAGCTATCTGACTTTGAAGCTATGGTAGACCCTGAATCTAAATCAGATCAAGATATAGACTCTAACCCTACTTCTAAAAAGAAAGTATTTAATGTCGAAAATAAAGAAAGCGATATAGAAGTAAATGAAGTAAGTGAAAACTTATCTTTTACATCATCTCCTAACAATAGAGTTAAAGGCAAGCAAAGTATTGTAGAGCAAGCTAAAATGGCAGCTCGAGCTGTAGCTAAAATATTTCCAAGTTTAAAAATAGTAGTACATCGAGATGAGGACTCTTATACTAAATTAGATAAAGATAATGATAATGCATTTTATCAAAGACTGGACAACACTATTCATATTAATCTTGCAAACGCTACAGGAAGAACCGTAGGTCATGAAATATTTCATGCAGTATTAATTAATAAATTAAAATTTAATGACAAATTAGCTCAAGCAGTTACAAAACGTATGGTTCAAGCTTTAGTAAGAAGTAGAAGTATACCAAAGGAAGTAAGAGGGGAGTTAAGGAAATTTATTAAAAATTACGATAGTGAAATACAGAATGAAGAAAGACTTGCAGAAATATTTGGAATGATAGCAGATAACTATACTCAGTTTGATGCTCCTACTAAAAGTAAAATAAGAAAATGGATAGAGGCTATTGCAGAAAAATTAGGTATAGAGGTGGGTCAATCTTCTCAAGATGTAATTAATTTACTCAATAGATTAGCAGGTAAAATTCAAACAGGAGAGACTATAACTGAATCAGATATAGCAGCTTTGGATATGAAAACTAAATTTAATCAAAAACAAGAACAAGGGACAGGAGGTCAAGTTGGTACGGATATAAATATTAATCAACAAAGAAAACAAAAAGGAAGAAAAGCCCCTCCTATATCTAATGACCAAAGACCTTTTGCAAAACATATAAAAGATAAATCTTTAGCTGATTTTGCAGGAAGAAATTTTGTTACTAATATGTATGACTTTACTATGTCAGGACTTACTGAATTAGGTAATGGTCTAAGCATGACGCTGTATGGAGGAAAAAACTATGTAGCTGATATGATGGAAAGAGCAGGGAAAAATTTAGGGGATATATCTAATTTAGCTGCGTTCAATACTGAAAGTCAGGCTGCCACTTTTATTCGTAATGTCTTACAAGGAGATGCTAATTTATTTATACCTCATAGAGGGACGGATCAAAACTCTTGGCAATTTCAACAAGCTATATTTGAAGGCTTGGTAAATGTAGCTTTAGACAACAAGATTTTGACCGAACAAGAAATGAAAAATGTATTTAATGAAGTATTGACTAATGAGGTAGGGAAAAAAGCTTTTGAGCAATACAAAAAGAAATCAGGGAGAAATGATATAAAAAGTTTTAATGATTTAACTATTAAAGAAATAGTTGAAGGATTAAATATAGAAAACAATTTTTCACCTAATTTAAGAAAAGCATTAAATGATAAACTATCAGCAAACAAAGCATATCAAGAAGCAATAGGTGTAAAAAACAAAAATGAATTTGCAGGCCGTTTAGAAGACCCTGCTAATAAAAATAGTCAAGCATTTGATTTAATAGGTATAACAGAATTTGTTCCTGAGAGTATGGTTATTTCACAACCTAAGCCAGGGGATGTGGATTATCACCCGTCTTTTGGTTGGACGATAAAAGCAAAAATTGAAGGTATTTATCAGCCAACTGAATTTTATCAGTCTACTGAGGTAACTAATTCTTACACTAAATTTAATAAAGGATCAACCCCTGCTACATCAGTTAAAAAGTTAGTAGGAGATACGAAGTTTAAACAAAGTAATGTATCGAGTTCTGCAGGAGCAATACCTAAAGTAGGAACTATTAGTGTGCGTAAACAAAAAAGCGCACAAAATTTAGGAAGTAACTACAACATGAATTTTAAAGGATTTATGCCCGCTAATATTTATAATATTCAAAACTTAAAAAGAGCGGCAGCAGAATTAGGTTTAACAGTACATGCTGCTTACATAAGAGAAGGGTATAGAAGTGGAGAATTAGTAGGGCATTATTTTAAAAGAAATGGTAGATTTTTTAATCCGTTTAAAACGGTACGTAAACAAAAATCTATTAATGAAATTGGACGAGAGTCTAAAAATATTATTGATATCGTGAGATTAGGACGTATGAATAATATAAAAGAAAATACGATTATTACTTATTTAAAAGGATTAAAATATAAGATGAGTGAGATAAATCCTCTTATGAAAATAAGCGGATATACTTTAGAGAATGTACCAAAGGCTTTTGGAAATATTGCAGGAGGTATGATGAATGGTTTAAAGCTATTTGATAAGGTTGTGGCTTATAGAAATAAGTTAATGAATAATAATCTTACCCCTGTGGGTAAAAAAATAACTAACCTATTAAGTAAAATAGACAAGCTTAAAATAGATTTAGATCAACCTACAATTTTTAAAAACAAAAAAAGAGTTGAGAAGATAAATAATGAAATTAAAAAGATTCAAAAACAAATTAATACTCTTCAAGATAAAGCTCAGAAGGATGGTAAAAAGCTTTATAAATATACTCAAGGTCAAATAGATGAAATGACAGTCGAGTTTTTAGAAAGTACTCCTGAATATCAGGGTGAAACTTTTGAAAATGGATTCAGTACTCAACAAGCTCAAATGATAGCGCAAATGAAAACTGCCTTTTCAGGTACAGTATTGCAAGATGTTGGAGGAAGAATTAAAAGAGCTAAACAAATATTAACACAAAGAGTAAAAGGAAGAAAAGAATTAGATGAAGTAAAGCGAGATTTAAGAAACTTTATAAGACAAGCTTTACCTAACTATGTATTTTCTCGACCTGAAGTTGTAAAGCTTATTAGAAGTATAACTAATGCGAATTTAGAAAATATAGAAAATAAAAAAGCTGAGGTTGTAGAGTTTGTTAATAAGAAAACAAATCAAGCTTTAACAAACAAGATTGAAGAGATTCTTAATGGAAAGTATGAAGATATACAGGCAGGTAGACCAAAAGGCTATAAGGTAAGTCATGAGGTTCATAAAAGGCTTAAAGGTATCAAAGCAATGATTAATGAAATTAATTTCAATGATACCACTCAAATAGACGATAAAGTGCAGGCAATTTTAGATGAAATAGCTAAATTAGAAAGTCAAACAGACTTAACACCTAAAGATAGAAATAGTATAGCTGATTTGAATATTGTAATTGATTTTTTAAATGCTCAATTATCTCAAGATGTAGAGACTTCTAAAACTGAAGCATTAGACGATGTGTTGAATAATCTTAATTCTTTAGTTGAGACAGGGAAAACTCAATTGCAAAAAGAATTATTCGATAAACACTTACAGTATGTGGCTGAATTTGAAACTTTGTATTATGATATTACAGGATTGCGAGTTAAGTCTTATATAGAAAACCCTGATTTTAATGAACTTCTCCCTGAATCAAATGCAAACCCACGACTAATTAAAAATCCAGAAGTGGAGGTTTTATTGCGTGATACAAGGTTAATATCTGAAGCCAGAAAAAATAAGGTACGAAATAGAGCTGTACAGGCATTTAGGAATTTAGGAATAGCGACACGAAATTTTATATATATGAACTCCGATTTAGCCACATGGATGGGTGTTATTGGAAAAATGCCTGGTGATATATTAGGAAATGAAACACAAAAAATTACTTCTGTTAAAGTAAACGAAGGTACACGAGAATATAAAGCTCGAAAAATGATGACCACTTTAGCTATAAATAATAAGCTGGAAGAAGTATATGGAAAAAATTGGCAAACAAAAGCACAAAACGATAGTAGTATACAGCCGACAGGAATATTTACTGATTCAGGAGTAGAACTGCCTCCGTTAAGCCAAAATCAAATGGCTTATTTAGTAGCACAATATAAAGACCCTGCCAATGAATTATCTTTTGAAACTAAATATGGGAAGGGTTATAAAAGAATAATGGCGGAAATGGAAGCTAAGCTAAACGATGAGGTTAAAGAGTTATCTCGTTGGCAGGTGGAAGAATTTTTCCCATCACTATATGAGGGGTATAATGAGGCTTATAAAAAGATATACCGAACTTCAATGCCTTGGAATCAATATTACGCAGGGAGAATATATAGAGAAGGAAGAAATCCTGAAACTGATATAATGCAGTTAATGTCTTCAGGAACTAATGCTTTTAAAAACTTTGCCGCTCCTGCTTCCACAAAAGTAAGGATGAATAATGCTCTGGCTATAGCCGATATGGATCAAATGTCTACTTTAATATCCTATGTTAATGATATGAATTATTTTGCTTCAATGGGTGAAGTGATAAATGATATGAGTAAATTATTTAAGAACAAAGATATTAAATCTCAAATTGTATTTAATTTTGGTAAAACTCCGTACGAGAGCATTATGAATATGATAACAAAATTAGGTAATAGAGGTGTTAGTAATGAGAAATCTATGGAATGGGTAAACAACATAACTACTGCTTTTGTCATAGGTAAATTATCTATTAATCCTACTATATTTATCAAGCAGTTAACATCCGCTCCCGCATACGCTGCATTTATTGGGTTTAGAAATTGGTCTAAACTTGCGGCAATGAATGCTACTCAATACTCAAAGATATGGAAAGAAATATCAAATAATTCTGTATACATCCAAGATAGATATGGGGAGAGTATATTAAGAACTTTAGAGTCTTATTCTGAAAGCAATGTAAAAAGTGTTATTCCTGCAGGAGCGAAAGGTAGATTTATAGATGTCATGATGTGGTTGGTAAAACAAGGAGATAAAGGGGCAATAGTAATAGGGGGAGTACCTAACTATATTCACTATAAAAATAAATTTAAAGCTGCCAATCCTCAAGCCACCGAACAAGAGGCTATCGAGCATGCGGTAAGACTTTTTGAAAGAGACACAAAGATGACTCAGCAGTCAAGTGACCTACAAGACAGAGATGAGTTTCAAACAGGCGCATGGTACGCAAGAGGTTTAAATATGTTTCAAACTTCTATCAAACAGTATTTTAGACAAGAATTAATGGCTGCGATAAATATATATAGAAAAGCAATGTCAGGAAGTAAAGAAGGAAAAGGAACATATAAGGAAAATGCAAGAAGATTAATGGTTTACCATTCTTTATTACCAATAGCCTTTCAATATGTTGCCGCAGGTTTACCAGGAATATTAGCCCCATGGGATGAGGAAGATAACTTAGACCTAATGAGAGCAGGAGTATTAGGCAATTTAAATGCAATGTTTATACTCGGTGAAATAGTTACTTATTACGGAGATAAGTGGACAGGAAAACCTTGGACAGGAGAAACCTCGGGGGGTATTCCTATATTAGAAGTGTCTGCTAAATTTTTCAAAGAATTGCAAAAAGCGGACAAATATAATGTAACACCATTTGATAAAAATGGAAAGCCTCGTAAACCTGAAGCTATAGCTAAAAGTAAGGCAGCCAAAGAAGAGCTGTACAAAAAAGCTATTTTTGATTTACTAAACTCATTGGGGTTACCTACCAGACAGATAGATAGATTAATAAAAAATTCAGATAAAATATTAAACGGAAATGTTTCTCCACAAGAATTTATTTTATTAGCATTACAATATTCAGAGTATGTCGTGGAAAGTGACGCTGATAGAAAAGCTAAGAGAACAAAAGAAAAAAAGGCAGACAAGCTGAGTGTGGAGGAGATGAAAAGATATAACCCTGAAGCTTATTTCAGATACAAGCAACAGCAAGACGCTATAAGAAATAGTCCGCAATATAGAGAGCGACAAAGATTAAAAGATTTAGAGAAACAGCGTAGACAGCAGTATTTAAACCAACGATATAATAATTAATATGGATGATAGAAAGTTAATGGAAGATAGTTATTTATTAATAACAGGCCGTAAGACATTTGAAGAGATATTAGAAACTGAAGAAGAGTTAGCTGTTATTTTTAATCCGTACCAACCTATAAAAGTAATGGAAGGCGATGCATACGATTGTTTGATAGATTACTATATCTCCACAGAAGAATATGAAAAATGCCACGAGCTGTTGCAAATGAAAGAGTTAAATAAATTTATCTTTTAATCTCTTCAGGAGAAGATATATGGTCTTCAGGAGATCGGTTTCTATTATACTGATCTACTAAAGAATTGGGATCAATAAAGTTTTTTCCATAATTTTTTCTTTCAACCTCTAATTTATAATAATGGGATGCCATCATTCCAACAATATGAGAATCAGTAGGAAAAAAATATTTCCACCCTTGCGAAACTCCACGAGCTATATAATAAAAAAATCCCATGCCTAACTTAGCGGTATTCTTTTTAAAAAATACGATAGCTGTCTGATCAGAGGTAGGTATTATTTCATAAACTTCAAAAGTTTCATCTGAAACATTTCCTTCTCTCTTAGTTTGAGAAAACCTATTAGCAACAACCGTTGCAAACACTTTTAATTCTTGAGCTATTGTTTTATTCATTATTTTAAAATATAAAATTTTGGATTTAAGAGATGGTTGCTATAATCTACCAGCAATTCTTCTCCTTTTTTTATTTTTCTTTTAGCCAGCGCAATGGTATCGTAATTATCTAAATATAAAAATTCGACATTTGGGATAGAAGAATGATTAGTATATCTCCCTATATAAGTTTTATGTAAAGCATTAATAGAAGCTAAGCCTATAATCTCCCCTGATTTTATATTAACTTTCGCAAACATACCATAGCCATGAATCTTAGATTTCTTTCTTTTTACAGAGTCGTTAGGAAACTTAATCACCTTGCAGTTATGAGTTATCTCAGTCATTTCTTCCTCAGTTACTCCTATTTTTTTGAGCATTTCTAAATAATCGCCTTTAGGGTGCTTCATAACTCCATCATACAATTTATAGCAGTATGGCCTCCTATAACCACCCCACAAGATATACTTTGTTTTTTAAAATTCTTAGCATAAGCAGCAGCATAAGATTTAGCATCTACTCCACACCCTACCTGCATTGCAAACACTCTAAACCTCTTTCCCACAAACCAATGAACATAAGCTTCTGTGTGGGTGTGACCGCAAACGCTTGACATCATATTGTTTTTAGCTTTAGTACGAGCCTGTCCTCCCTCTCCATGCTCATAAAGAACATTATCATACACTATATTTTCTACCCAATTCCACTTAGGAGTGCCTAAGACATCGTTATATGATCTTATCCACGCTGAAGGTACTCCCCCTGTCATGGCCTTCCTGGAAGCCATACGATCATGATTTCCAATTAGCACATCAGCTTTAGGAAAGGCAGCATACCATTCTTTTACAAACTTTTTAGCCATCTTAAGTTCTGAGCCTGGAGAAAGACCGTCAGGATCTGGTTCGTGATATGAAAAAGCGTGATTATCTAAAATATCCCCTATGTAGATTACTTGATTGCAGTTATAATTAGCGTACACTTCTTGACAATGCTCTAAGTATCCAGATAATACAAAAGGAGCGTGTAAATCTCCTATAATTAAAATTCTACGTTCTTTTTTATTGAGGTTTTCAAAAGCTTTTCTTTTATTCCCTGAAAGACGAGGTCTAATTTCGTCTATAGTGTTTTTGTCTCCAGGAATAAGGTCGGGGGTATTATATTTCATCGGTAAGGGATTGAATAAGTTCAGCGAGAATTTGAATTAATTTTTGCGCCTTCTTTTTTGCTTCTTCATGATCTCTTTCCATTAAATCCTCATAAATATCATCTCCAAAGTCGTGAATGTTATTAGCCACATAGTTGATGTGATTAATAGCATTGACATCTTCTTTAGCAATACGGGACATTTATAATGGGTTCTTTAATTTATCTAATTCTTCCTCAAGTTTAGTTATAGCTAAAGATAAAACACAATTGGCTTTTTCTAACTTATCCACACTTTTTTTTATTAACATCATATCAACAACATCTAAACTATCATCAAACAACTCATTATTTTCTTTGAACATTTTTCTGCACAATTCATAATTAATCGATAAACGAGGATTATATTTAAGCATGTAAGGAAATTCATTAACCCCATGTATTACTGTGGCATGGTTTTTTAAAAAGTATTTTCCTATCTCCTGATAGCTTATATGACACTCTTTGCGAAGGATGGTATAGCAGGTAGCTCGAGCCTCTATAGTGTTTGTTTCTCGGTTTTTACTGTCCACATTAACATTGAAGACATTGTTGACTATCGTTTTTAAACGATTTACTTTTAGTACGTTCATTGGATTTTATATATAAATTTAAGTTCATTAAGTCTAAGTACTCATCTATAGAAATTAAAGTAATATCTGTAAAGGTCATATATTCTGAATCAGCTTTTATGATTTCTACTGCAAATGTTATAGGTTTTTTATTATACATAATCAATCCGCCTAACACGTGGGACACTAAATTATTTGTTGTTACTTCTATATTATTTTCATTTAAAAACATAGCAATCTTCAAAGCAACAGGCATTTCAATTTCCAACATTGCTTCTATAAAAAAATCATCTACATCAAATTCATTATCCTCTATAAATTTCAGTCTCGATTCCATGTTTTTTTAATTCATTTATTCTAAACTGCTGAATTGCAGAAACCTTTCCTTTAGGTTTTTTAATTTCACTAAACACTACTCCACAATTGTGGGGTATAGCAATAAGATCAGGTATCCCATTTTTATTTGTTTTAATAAGCTTTATTACATAGTATCCTTGATTTTCTAATTGCTTTATTCGCTTAGCTTGTATTTGTTGTTCTGTCATATTACAAATCTAATAAATCTCTTCTAAAATGATTAAGAGTATAGTCTTTTTTCTTAATTACTGCTTTATAAATTTTATCTTCAATACCGTTTTTACTGAAAATCCAATAGATTTTATTATACTTCCTGTCTTTAGTAGTCATTCTATCTCTTGACTGCCAATACGATGTGGCACTAAAATCTATATTATAATAAATTAAAAATTTAGCATTCTTTAAACTTATACCTTCACGCCCACTAACAATCTGTAAAGCAATAGACTTATCTGTATTGTTAAACTCATCTAATTCAGTTGTAACCTGCTCTTTGTAGATGTGTTGTATAGCTTCTAACTCTTTTTTAAATTTATAAAACATAGCTATTTTAACATCCTTAAACTTATTGTATATAATATGTGCTTTATTATAATCCAAAACCATAGAGTTACCTGATTCAAATTTTACTGTACCCGAGCATAGCTGATGTATTTTCATCATTAATTTTACTGCAGTATCTCCAAGAATAACTTCTCCTTTTCCTTCTATTACTAAATTTTTCTTTAATCTTTTAATTAGCTGAGTAGTTTTTTCTTGAAGGTTTACATACATGATCTCTTCTTCTATATCTGTTTCAAATCCTGCTAATTTTTGCGTATAAGAAATAGTAAAAGGTTTCATATGGTGTAGAATTAATTCTGATCCATTTGAATAATCATTAACCACCATTCCACCAAATTTTTTTTGAGTAACATTAACATATCGTTTAGAGAATGCATAAAAGTTTTTATATTGAATAAAAGGATTTCTTTCTATCCCATATACTTGGTGATACATTTGACTATAAGATTCTGGTGTAGGCGTACCTGACAATAAGATAACATAGGGTTTAGACTTGTAAAGCAATTCCTTTACCTGCTTAGCTCTCTTACTTGGTTTAGGGTATTTTCCCATAGAATGAGCTTCATCTAAAATTACCCCGTCCCATCCTTTTGTCGGCACTTTATGTAAAGATTCGTAGTTAGTAATCATTATGTCAAAATTAGAATGAGATAAGTCGTAATCTCTTTCAATACTTGAGATAGCTTTTTTCTTGGTAATAAATAAAACTTTTTTCTCATCTGAATTAACAAGCTTCGCCCATAAATAAGTTAGCATTTTTAATGATGTAATAGTTTTACCTGTCCTAACTTCCATAGCTAAATAAATAAATTTATGGTTTTGTAACACAGTAACACCTCGTGTTATAATATCTTGTTGATATGGCCGTAGTTCTATACCCATTGCTCAACTATTGCATTAGCCATTCCTGGAAAAGTTTTACTTCTTAATCTTCTCCTCTCTTCAGGAGTTTTAGCTTTGGTTAAAGCTTCAGCATACCATTTAGGGTGTGATTTTCCACTTTTATAAACTACCTGCTCTCCCTTCCCTACTATGTTAGTAGGCTTAAGTAAGGGTAAATTTTTTAACCATAGACAAGTGGTTTTACGAGCTTCATCTCCAAACCAATAAGGTTGTACTATCTGATCAGGCTTTCTTATTTTAGTGGAGATAACGCTAACAGGGTTCTCTATAGCAATTTTTTCAATCGGTGCATTCATTAATAACCTGACAAACTCTAAAGCTTTCCTTTGATTTAATAAGCGTTCTTGATTAACACTCCCATCTTTATTATACATCCATCTCGCTCCACTAACTGCTAAAAATGTACAAGGGGGATGAGCAATCATCATATCAAATTGACCACTATAAGCATAAACTAAAGCATCTCCTTTGTAATGGTATTGAGGATTACCCCCGCTACAATCCAACAGATCACAAGAATAAGCTTCATATCCTTTAGCTCTAAATAGATTAGTTATAGTTTGAGACTCCTCACAAGCAATTAAAATTTTCATAAGTCTAATCTTCCATTTACTTCTTTAGATTGCTTACTCACAAACTTTATCCATTTTCCTGAATTATCTCTTCCTTCATCTGGAGCAATTCCATATTGAAATATTCCATAAGATATTAACCATTTATAAAACCTGGTCCTACTAATAGTCATCTTACCTCTTATGGATCTGTCAGGATTTTCTTCAACAAAATCTATATACAAATCATTTTTATATATCTTTTGATTATACTTTAGTTTATCTTGATATGGAGTTGTACCAATTATCCCACACCATTCTATAAAATCATGCCCTGTCTTAGCAGAAAGTTTTCTAATTCTAAGATTAACAAATTCACTCTTTAATAATCCTGATCCTAAATAGTTTTGTAAGTTCTTTATCATATAGTTGTCAAACTGACACCATTCATCATCATTCCATTCTCCAAACATTAATCTTCCAAATTCTACAAGGGGTGTAAAATCTTTGGTATAGTATTGAGCAAGTTCTAACTCCCACTTCCTTCTTTCAAAACTTGTCCCTTCTCCACTTATTGCATAGTTGGTAGTTATAGCAATCTTAGGCGACTTGCTAAAAGGAATCTTAATAGCATCTTTGTTTTTCTTCTCTAAAGTTAATCCTTCTGTAATAACACTAAAGAGTCTTTCAAAATCAAAATACTTCTTTACATCATCAAAACATAAAATTTGAGTATCAGCAGATACTGTTTGGTAAGCGAAGGATCTTTCAAAATTAAAAGATTTTCCATCAATAAAAACTAATTTTTTCATATGACTTAATGCATTCATAAAAAGTCCTTTTCCTGTACCACCTTCTGGATTGTCTGTAATCACTTCATCATTTAAAATAACTGCGGGACAATAAGCTAAATTTTTCCATCCATGCAATAAATATCCTATGGTGGTTTCCATAGATTTGATTCTTGACTCATCAGCACCACAAATATTTGAGATAAAGGTTTTGTATTCACAACCCCCTACATCACATAAAGTAAATGTTCTGTCTATTACATGATCCTTCCATACATACCCACCTAAATCTATATAATCTATTGTAGTAATTTGGTCTTTAGTCAACTGAACAGCGCAGTTTTTATAATATAAATAAGCTGTATCCTTTGTATCCTCTATAAAATATACATTAATAGAAGATAGTAGGGTAAGAAACTCTTCTCTAAAATATCGTGTGTGTTCTGCAAAGTAGTTATAGATAGTGTAGTCCTCTACTTGTAAGAGGTAATTTAGAATGAAATCTTTAATTTCTTTTTCAGAGGTATGGTCAATTAAATTGTTGGTTACTTTGACAAATACATAAGATTTACTTCCTTCAGGGTTAAACTTGTAGAACCCATTTTCTTCCAGGAAATTTTTAAAAAGTATATGTACAATTTTAATTACTCCTTTTTCATTTTTACTCCAAAAAATATGATTAGCTGATTCCTCTTCTAACTTGTTGATGACATTATCAATTATACCGACCTCAATATTTTCATCTACTAATTGAGATCTAATTTCTTTTTTTGTTACTCCACTTCTTAATTTTTGCTTTATTTGATTTACCTTCTCTTCATCCTCATAAAATTTAGTACCAAAATTTTGTTTATTAGAATAAGCAGATTGTATTGTTCTCTTTACTTCTGCAGAGGGAAAATCTTTAGAGGAAAATTGACTCATTACATATTCAGCTAAATTTTGATTAACACCAAAGTCATTAAACGCAGATGCTAAAATATATACATTATTGTTTCTTTCTCCTGACTTTAAACCATACTTTGATTCCCACCATTTCATTAAAATTTCTACAATTTTATTTTCATCGCTTACAGGAATAGTCACTACCCCTTGATTTTTTGTTACCTCAGTATACTCTTGGTCTATTATGGTATCCCAAAGACTTGAATTGACATTGATATGAATTAGAGGATCATAAGATTCGTAACATACTCTTGATATATTTTTAGATGTAGTATCAAAGTATGGGGAATTAAAATGTTTTTCTAAAGAAGAAAAATAATTCTTATGATTTTCTGCTTCCTTTGGTATCTTTACTAACACTTTCAGGCCTTGTCCACTTGGGCTTATGAAGGTAGAAAAAACATACTTGTCTTTAGATAATCTTTCTTTCTCTTGGAGTAAATCCTTTGTAGAATTATACCCATCAAAATCCAAACATATCAATCCTGAATGTTCGCTTAAAGAGGAATCATTTCTTTTTGTAAATTGTCCAGAAAAACATATAGCTGGTAATGATTGCTTTATTACGTTTCTTTCTGACTTGTCTTTTTCTTGTCGTATACTTTTTACAGTATCTTTTGATGCTCCTTCTTGTATCCTTTTTAATACTACTTCGACCTCTCTATAGAAGGGTTGAGAGGTATTTTTAATGTCTTTAAATATAGTTATCTCCATTTGGTGTCGATTTTGTGTTGATTTTGTGTTGATTATTTTTTTTGTAACTATTTAATTATTAGTTACTTATCTATTTTTCTTCATTTTAGTGTTGAAAATTAGTTAATAAATATGATATATAAAAATATTAAGAGTAGAAAATTATATAAAAGCTTATAAAACCCAACTAAAATCAACACCTTTTTAAAAAAGGCCAAAAAAAAGAGGGGCGATTGCCCCCCTTAATTTAACAATCAAACACTAAAAGGGTAGATCTTTCTCTACCTTTGCTTTGCTTTGTTCTTCAGGCTTCCAAGTGTCAACTGCGACATAGTGGCTTTTACCATACTGATCAACCTCTCGTTTCTTTTGAACGATTAGCTTAATGTATTTTTTACCACTATATTCAAACATATGTTCTTGAGGTAAGTCTGTTAAACAAACAGAACACGCAACTTGATCTCCATCAAATTTAGATGTTCCTGATCCTACATAGATTTTTTCTTCACTCATATTATATAATTTTAATTGTTCGTTCCAAATGATTCATTGTCTCAAAGATTAAATCTTCTTTTTCGACCTTACTATTAACGGACATTGGAACTCTTATCCACATAATAGTACCTTTAGGCGTTCTTTTCGGAAAGATGTTCTTCAAAGACTGCATAAATTTTAAAATTCTTTTTTTCATTTATTAGTATTTTAGTTAGTTTCTTTTTTTCTTTTTCTTCCTCTTTTTTATATTTAGGATTCTTGCTATTTAATTTTCTTTTCTTCATTGCTATAAAGTTTCGTAATGTACATATTGATTTATATCTTCAGTAGATTCAGGTGTAAAAAAAGTATTATAAATCTCAACAGCTTGTCCTACCTTTTCCTGACCTCTTTCTAAAAAATCTAAAGATGGAGTAAAGATAGCTAATTGATGTGTTGTTTTATCAATCACAAAGAACTCTACAGGCTTTCCAAATAACTTTTGGTAAATATAAGCTTGGCTATCATAATTATATTTAGAAGCTGACCATTTAAATCTTGAAATGTCAGCAGAACTTTTGATGTCAATTATTTTATCTTCACAAATTATATCAGCTTTGCCTTTCCACATAACCCCCATAATCTCTTTAACACCAGGAATTTCATATTGATTATCCATATCATAGATTTGTTTAATCATTTCCTTGTTGTTTTTAATAACTGAAACCATCTGGTCCAAGTTAGATTGTTCTTTTTTTAACAACATAATCTCTCCATGATCCTCTAACAAATCTTTGTATGCTTTAGTATTTCTACTTGACATATCCACCACTTTATAGTTTTTAATTTTATGTGGCTCTAATAAAGCAGTATGAAAATACCTACCCTCTATCATTGCTTTGGTTTGTTCTTTGGCTACACGAAAAGATAATGGATCATTAAGCAAAGAATAAATATCTGAATTTGATAACCATTTTTTTCCAAATTCTCCATAGTAATTCTTATCATCCTTTAATTTCTCTAAATCTCCTATTTCACTCATTTTATGCTTTTTTTTTAGTTTTTTTATAATTTTGACCTCCATAGATGCGTTCTAATGAACTATCTCCACCCTCTTGATACCTAACTACCTTTGAATTTAAGGTATTATAAATCTAAATGTTTAGACAGCTTTTTCTTAACTGCTGATGTTATCACATACTTTTCTTGAAGATCCTTTACAATCTTGTCCAGGCTTTTTCCTTTGGCCTTTGGATGATTGTTCATATACTCAATTACTCTCTCCCAATTCTCATCATTTTCTTTTAAAGTAATTAATTGTTTTACATTAGTAACTTCAAGATCAAAAGCATCTATTAATTTATTTAATGCTTTTTTAGAATCAGTTCTTTTAGGTGTAGCAGTATAAACCTTTGCATCAGTATCAGCATCAGCTATAATCCCAAGCATTGAAGATAAGGCATATCTTCTAAAATATGTGATACCTGCACCTGCTGATTGGTATGCGTTCATACCTTTCATATCGCATTCAGGAATAAAAGAATGAGATTCAATTGTTTCTCCACTAATAGTGTGAAACAAAATTGTTTTTAGCCCATTACCCTCTACAAGTTGGGTAAAACCGAGATCATGTTTTTTTAATATTGGATTAATCTGTGCTATAATGTGTTCAAGCTGAACATATTTATATCCATAACCATCTGTTCCTTTTAATAGAACAGGTACTTCTTGCTGAAATTCAGCTAACGCTTTAAAAATGTTTTTCTTTTCCATAATGTTTTAATTTAATTGATTTAATTTAATTTTATATTTAGCATATTTTTTTAACACATTGTCTCTTCGTGTTTTGAGATTCTGTATATGCTTGTCGTTTTTCCGAGTATTCATTTCTGTTTTCATTCGATCTTCAATTAGTTGGAGTTTGTAATTACAATTGCTTAATGCAATTAATAAAACTCCTTTCTTCCAACCGAACTCAAAAAAAAACTCATACTCCTGGTCATCTAACTCTCTATAGTAATCTCCACCCTTTGAACAATTGAGGATTTCAGTTTTACTTGGAAAGTGTTGAAGCTTTACTCCCAAGCTTATAACAAACACTCCTCTACCCATTTTATTAATGGTAGAGTTAGTATCGGTAATCGCTTGATTATAAACTTCTTTTAAGGTGTATCTCATTATACTTCATTATTAATTTTCTCTATCATCTCACTATAATCTGAGTCTGAGTCAATTAATGCTTTGGCTTGTTTGTATCCATGAATTATAGTAGAATGAGCAACTTTGCATCCATTATCTTCCATAAACTTTTGAACATAAGATACTCTAATCGGTCTTTCTAAACAAAGATAAAATAGTAGTTGCCTTGCATCTACTAAATCTCTTCTTCTACTTTTATCAAACATCTCATCTAACTTTAGATGAAATTGTTCTGCTATTGCGTATGCGTACTTGTCAAAAATTGCTTTTTTCATTTTATTTATTTTAATTAATCTCCTTTAATCTCTCTATTTCAAATTCTAAATGTGCTATTGCTTTATATAAATCTTGAATAGGAGTGTCGTGTTTTCGTGAACTGCGTAGGCAGTAAGTCACAGCAGTACCAATATTATATGTGCAATCAAAATCGCTTACTACATATCGTGCTTGGTAATTTCTTTCTTTATTTTGCCCTACATAATAATGAGGGACTCTATCATCTTTAGTCATTTATTTTTTTTTAATTTATATTTAGACATATCATTGTTAATCTTTTCTTTTACCACAGGATCATGAACAGGATGCTGGGCAGTAAATCGGTTTTTATATTCAATCATTCCACTATATTTAAAATAACAATCAAGTTCTATATAAATTTCCTTATAAAATTTATTTAGATCGTTGCTTTGCTTTAATTGTTGTATTAAGTAATGTGACATAGGGAATAAAAAAAAAGAGGGGGCATCAAAACATTTAATATTAAAAGGATGTTCTTTTTACACCCATTAAAATTATTTGGCATTATTAACCGATCGCCCCCTCTCTCAAACAAAAACAAACTATTATGATAACTTGGGTAAAAATAATCAATTACTTTGGTATAAACAAACTATTATTGTCTTTATTTTTAAAGACAGAAGATTTTTTATATTGCTCTAAATTTAGTTGCTGTAACCACCTAATATAGTCGAAGTTAGGCATTGGTTTTAGTTTTTCTTTCAAGATAATTCTTTCTAATTCATTCATAGGTTAGTTTAAATTAATTTGTGTTATTATTCTGTGTGGCTCTCCCTTATTATATTCTTTTACTGAAGTGTATTCGGTTTCCATACACTCATTATGATCTTGTATAAACTCTCTAATGTCTGTAATGAAATACATAACATCATCATCTGTTTCCTCGTATCTATATAGTTCCATTGTCATAGTGTTTTAATGTAGTCCATTCTATATCAAAGTCCGATAATTTTTCAGGCTCATCTCTAAAAGTGTTGTTTTCTATTAGCCACTTGTCAGGATCGTTAGTAATTTCTACTATATACTCTCTCCCTGTGTTTTCCGTAAATCTTATTATTGCTATATCCATTTTAATCTATTAATTCTACTTCGTTCATATCTGACACCATCTCCTCATCCATATATTGAAACTGAAATCCTTCCATGATCCACATAGGTAGTTCATCTCTTTCAGCTAACATCTGGTCGATAGTGTACTCAATTCTCCCATTTTGTTTTAATTCCTTAAGGAAATATCCACCCCAATATTGTTGGTCATCAAAGTCGCTGAACATCCAATCCAAAAACCTTGATTTTTTTAATTTATATTTTTTCATAATTGATTTATTAGTTTTTCTAACGCATATATGTATTTAAATATATGGTCGCTTTTGTTTAGTTCATCTTGATACTCTTGGCTAAAATTTTTTAAACCAACTATATCTGACAAATGTCGTTCATTAAAATCAGTATATTCAGGCTCATACATATACTCTAAAAGTTTATTGCATAAGTGAATCATTTGTTCCTCTTGAAAAGGAGTTAATTTATTTTTCATAGTTATTTATTTGTTATTGTATTTCCATTTTATCTGCCCACGCACACGCTTCATTATATATATTAGGCATTTGATCTTCTACATAATCTATAAAGTCATTACTCCAATCTAATTGTTTTGTTATGCGTCTTATTTCCTTTAATCCGATTTCATTTGCTTTTTCTTCAGATTCTATTACTTCCATTATTACTTCATATAAAGTATGAGGTGTAATTTGGTCTAAAGGTGCAGTCTCTAAAATCATCTGTATTGTATCTATTTTGTTCATAATTGTTGGGTTATAATAATAGAAGGGGGATGATAGAAGTGCAATCTTAAACTTTCTCCCCCCCCCATTATTGTTATTATTTAAATTAAGCTTGATATGGATTGTTGAAGGGAATGAAAAACCCAAGAGTCTATATTCTTATCCTTACACACCTCATTAAAAACATCTGCAAGGGTTTTTCCATAGTATTCCTGAAGGTTATAACATTCATAAAATCCTACAGAATATTGGTCTGATCCATTGTCATGATCCTCTTTAAGTTCTGAGACCTCACATAGATATTCAAAATCTTCTGCAGGCTCTTCTAAATGTTCTTCATAAGGAACTTCCTTAATAACCCCTTCCTTGTTAATCCAAAATTGTCTCATCTCCTCCCAATTAGGTTCTTCATAATTAAAATAGGATTTACATACTCCATTTTCATCATATTCTCTCACTCCACCCCATCCTGTTTCTTCCTCAAAAGTATAAAAGAATCCTTTAGTGGTTAGTTTAGCAAAAGCTTCGAGAATATCATCATCAAGTGGAGACCACGCAGTAGTAAAGGTATAAGAGTCTAAATTAACCTCATTCTCATAGCACCCCCATTTTGTTCCCCAATTGAATGATGCCCAATTGTACCAATTGTCAAATTTAAATTTATCCTTGTATTCTGTTTGCATCTCTTTAGTAATTCCTGATGAAAAGATTCTCTCTTCAGGATTGTTTTTTCTTTTCAGTTCTTGCTCATCATATTCCTTTTGAGAAATAATATTGACAGGCATTGTAGTGTTGTTTAAACATTCAGGCATTGGCTTAATAAATCCTGCAAGTCCAGTGTCTATTTGTTCGATTTGTTTTAATAATTTAATATCCTTTTTGTCGTAAACTTGGATATTACAAAAGCAATGATTTGGCATAATTTTAATTTTAAGTTAATAATAAATTTTCGTTTCTACCACCAAAACCCCACTATTTTCATAGTGAGGTAGAGGTCAACAAAACAATATAATGTTTACATCTTGTGCAAATATAGTTAAAAAAATCCTTAAATCCTAATAATTACTCATAATTAAATAAATTAATATTAGGATCATGACCAGAAAGGAATAAAAAGATGCTTTGATTTTATCTTCGTACTTACTCATATTGATATAGGTTTAGGTTAATAAATATTTTAGGTTTAACAAGAATTTGCAACTTCTATGAGTTAAACCTATGGCTCACATATCAGCTTCGTATACTTCATAGCTAATTAATATAAAAAACTTTTTGCCTTTAGGTGCGAGGGCAGGATTTGAACCTGCGACCTTTGGGATATGAACCCAACGAGCTGACCTGACTGCTCTACCTCGCAATTGTTTTATTTACCGAATTTATGTTTCAAATGTAATTTTAAACAATATTTTTCTATACTCCTTTTTTCTGAATGAGGAATATTTAATCCATTTAGATAATCAAATTTTTCTACCATAGCCATACAATAGCTATTTGCATAATGATTATATTCTCCATACTCATTATGTATCTGATAATTTCCTTCAGCTACTTCTGTGAGGAAATCTCTAATTTGAAATATGTCTAAAACTATTTCTGCATCTTGATTTGTTACTATTTTTCGCAAATCAATTTTTTTGTTTGTAATGTATTTATTGAAAATTTCTACTATTTAAATTAATAATAGTACAAACTTAAAATATTAATGCGAAACATAAATTCGCATATTTAGTTTGTGATCCTGTATAAATATCCTTGTCCAAAATTTTGAAAAACCTCTTTTTCTTTATCTTCAACATAGTCAGGATTATTTATAACTTTACCTGTCGTTTTACAAGCAAGTTTAGGAGAATTATATGTCTTTTTTAGCAGATAGATTAAGTTAGCTAACGCAGTCTCATAATATCTATCCATCCTGTCGTTATCTTCAAAAAATAATTCCCCATCCTCATTGACATATTGATATTTACTTGTTTCCATTATATACTTGTCCATAAGAGTACCTAACTCATCTTCAAAATACTCTCCTACTGATTCATAATTTAAATCTTTTTTCATAGTTATTTATTTTAGTTATTTATTAGTTTCTGGATGGCTCTACTCCTATCTCATCTTCAATCTCTTCCTTCATAAACATTAAGGTTTCGCAATCCTGCAGAATTTGTTGTATTCCTTTGAATTCCTCAAATGATAAGTCATCTATCTGACCATCTTCAATTGCGTTTAGGCAATCTCTTAAATCTCGTGCAGTATTTTGAAATCTGCAATAGCTTAAATTACTCATAATTTTATTTTTAAATTAAACAATTACACCTCAAATTGAGGTGTTTCGTAGGTGTTTAAACCTTTACTCATCAGATTGTCCTTTTTCTACAAAGTCAAATTTCTGTCGCAAATCTCCTTCTACACAAGCTTTTGGAAATAACTCTTCCATTAACTTTTTCTCATCTTGCATCATAAATTGTGTACCACTTTTAAGTATTCTTTCTTCCATCTCTCTACCAACCCAAGTATTTTGCAGTAAGAGTCTGTATGTAGGTATGCTTACATCTTTCCATTGTGGTTTCTTCTTGTCCTCATCTTTAGCTATAACATCCCATAGTGAATTGTCAGCATAATCTCCTTCAATTGTGATGTTGTCTCCACTCCATGATCCTATCAGCTTGTCTCCACTTGGATGGTCTCCACCCCCTCTACCATTACCATTAGCAAGTAGTAGAGATAGTCCTTGTAACACTCCTCTTCCATCACTTGTGAATTCCATTAGTTTAAGTCCATTGCCAAAAGTATGAGGATTTAGATACTCTTTTTTGGTCTTGTTTATCGGCATATAATATTGTCCCATAATTATTTAGTTTTAAGTTTTTATTTCTGTTTCTGCTTTCGCTTCATCAGGCAAGGCACACACCTTACGACAGAGGGGACAAAGTCCCCACTCCACTATTGAAATATATGCAATACACATAGTAAGCATAAAAACAATATGATTAAAAAACATACTTCAGCAAATACCTGAAAAGGATTGTTGATAATATGTTGTATGAATTCTCTGATTTTCATAATTATTTAGTTTTAGTTAAGTGATTTATATTTCTTTAAATAGTTTTCCATTTCCTTTATATCTTCAAGAGTTTTGCACTCTCCCTCTACAACATTTGTTGCATAGTTATATAAATGGTCTGTCGCACTAACTTCTTCGCCATAATGAGCTAAATCCCATTTATTGCAAAAATGTACGCTATCCTCATCATTTAAACTTACAATAGCTTCAATTAAGTTTTCTTTTCTTAATCTCTCTCTATCGCTTATGTCCTCTTGCCACTCTCCACAATCAGAACAATATGCATCTCCTATATATTGATGATATGTAACTTCTGTACTATCACAATTGAGACAATGTAATGGCTCTAAATTGCATTCAGCTTGTTGAACATCTTTTATTGTATTCTTCATAGTTATTTAGTTTTAGTTAGTAATGATGGTTTGATAAAAGATTTATTTACAACATCTCTTATAGATTTACCAAACACACAATCTTGATTGTCTTTGATAAATTGTTTAGCTTCTATTAAAGTTTTAAAGTCTTTAGAATGCAATCTCTCATCTTTTTTATTGCAATCTGTAAACCACCACAACCTAAATTTCGGTTTTTTCATAGTTATTTAGTTTTTGTTAGTAATATGTTTTCCTTAAAGTTAACCTCAAACTCTGCTGATTCTATAATCTCCTGACATAAGTCAGATGGTATCTTGCTTCGTTCGTGATTACCTTTAAGTCCTTGTGTACCTGTCTGTGAACCTCTCGGTGCAGGAGTATGACAAGTGTCCCCATTTTTACACATAGGTTTTGGTTTCCATCCAATATCATTGGTCCAGATATCAGTAGGTTTCATTCTGGAGTCCCCATATTGACAATATGTAATGGTTTCTCTTTTATGATAAATATGTTGGAAATGAGGTGCTTTACGCATTTTACCTCTTGGATTTTCTATGTACCAAATTAATTCAGGATTCTTCTCAAGGTAAAATTTTATAATTTCTAAAGTTTTTTCCAAGATCTTGATTCCTAAAAGCTGATTGTCCTTCGGCATAAATTCGTGTCCTTTGACCCATTTACGACCAATACAAGCCACCGAAAAGTCGGTGCAAGGTGGAGATGCCCATATGACATCAGGAATGTAGAATTCATCTAATTCTCCTACTTCCATTTCATTTAATCGGTAGTCCCAATCTAAAATGTCTCCTACCCAATTAGTTTTTGGATAAGCTACATTATCAACCGAGAATACCTCGTGTCCTCTTGCTTCAGCTACTTTGCCGATTGAACGAGAGCCACTAAATAATTCTAATAGTTTCATTGTTTTGTTATTTAATTGTTAAGGCACTATTGCCTACTACCACCAAAACCTCGCATATCTCTATGCAAGGCAAGGTGTTGAGTAAGGGATTGTTAGAATCCTTTTCTCCTATTATACTCTTGATGACATTGCTTCATAATCTCGTGAACAATAGTTTTTTTCAAGGCATCAATGTCATTTACAATAGTCAATGCTAAATCAATCTCATCAAAAGTATTTATATCCAAATCACTTGCAATTTGATTGATAGCAAACTCCAATTGAATTGAGATATTCTTCTGTACTGAATCTGAGATTTTACTCGGTGTTATTTTAAATGGATTCATATTTTAAATTTTAGGTTAGTTAAATATTCGTGATTTACAATGGTAGATTTATCCTTGACAGAATCAATAATGTCCTGAATCAAGAAACCTTCTCCTCTTTTTATTAATGTTGGGATGGTGTGTTTGTATCCTCTAATTTTCCCATTAGTGAACACTACTCCTTTTTTAGCATCTTTGTCTCGGTAATGGTTATCAAGCAACTCAGACATTAATAACTCAAGTGTAGTAGTCCATTGGTATTTTTCATCCCATAAAGAGTCTTTGTCTATTGTTGAATAAATCTTCTCAATAGAATGATGGCTATAATTATTTATTTCTAATTCTCCACCATAAGAATCATCCCAACAATTGCATACTTTGACATTGTCAAATTTGATGTCCCATTCATAAGAAGGTGCATCGTGTCCTCGTGATTCTTTTACATTAATAGCTTTCGCCCTGTTTAAAAATTCTTGTTTTGTCATAATTTAAAGTGTTTGGTTAGTAATTTCTTCTATAATTTCATACTCAAATGTATCGTGTAATCTATCTGTTACATCATCTCCATTTAAAGTCATTCTGTCTATCTCAATTTCTTCGTAAGGTGGTTGTAGATAGTCTCCACTCTCTTGAGAGTAGGTATAGTCAATCTCTACAATATTGTTAGGAGAGATTTCCCATTCATAAGTTAAGTGTTCGGTTTTCATAATTATTGTTTTATTTTTATTATAATACAAGAGAATTTCACAATCATCTTGTTTCGGATTTTGAATCCTCATCAGTTATAATTTAGTTTTAAATGGATTAAATCCTCCCCTTATATAGTTTTCATTAGGATTGTAATTTTTCTCTCTATCGCTTATCTCTTCCAACTCTCTAAACTCTCGTAGAAAGTATTTTTTCAACTCATTCTTTGTTTGGATTCTATTTCTCCATTGTGCATCTTGTGTTGAGAAACTACCATCCACATTCTGATAAACATTCTCATTCATCCATTCTTCAAATTCCTTCTCTAACTCCTCTAATCTATTCACTCCTAAACCCAATGATATGGTTTGTCCCTCGTGCAACTTGTGTGCATCAGAACAACCTTGAATATCAAGGGAGTAGTGAGAATGAGTATTGCTCTCAACCATCTGTTTTAGTTTAGAATTTAATTCTTCTAATCCCTCTGTACAATCTTGAGGATTATTCACAACGATATGTCTGTGCAATATGATTGATAATCTTGCCATATCGCCATTCGTAATTTTTGTCATTAAAGTGTTCATTTTAGTATTCATAATTGTTGTTTTTAATAGTTAAATATATAATCTGTTATTCCTTTGAAACCTACAAATCGTAATGCTACCTGAACTTCAGGTGGACATTTGATTGTTGGTATATTTGAGTAATTATCTATTACGATTAACTCGTTTGTTTGTTTCACTAATCCTTCTGAATTAGATTGCTTGATGAAGGGCATTCCTTCTGCAAGTTTGCTTTGTAATGATACTTCGTTTGTTGTCATTTTTGTTTGTTTTGTTAATATTTCTGTTATACTTCGTGCATAACTGATGTAAAAGTACGCAATTGTATGTACATAACCAAACATTTTACGCACTAATTTCAATGCTATATTATCACACATATATTTTTCCGAGCTGTAACCTCTGCAACGCATTCAGGATCAGTATTTTAGGTATTATTTTCTTGATATAATATACACTGGAAATTGTTTATTCTTTTTGTGTGTCGTTGTGTGATTAAGGGAAGGTTAAGCATCCCTCATTAACTTGCTTTCTTTTAAGGGAAGGTAGGTAGGGGTAAGGGGTATGGGGTAAGGGAAGGTAGTTATACCTATGCAATCAAGAGAGCAAGAGCAGGAGAGAGAGCAGGACAGAGAGAGGAGAGCAGGACTCATCCCTTCCTGAGAAAAAAAGGTAAAAAGTTTGGAGAAACCGAAAGGAATCCTATTCAATCTGATAAAAAATATGACTTTCTTTTGGGGGAGGGCCACTCGTATATTATATAATAACCCTATACCTCTGAGTATCTGAAAAATTTTTATTATCTTTACAAAAAAATAAGCTATGGCAGAAAATAAAATATCCGACTACGTAGAAGGTCTTTATATGAAAGACGGAAGGCTGATTAACTCAAGACCTGATGGAATTTCTGGAATTGAACAAGCATCTATGTATAGAAAACAAATGAAAAAACAATATAAGATAGACTGTATCGCAGACGGTATTGAAAGAGCTAAAATGCGCATGGAAGGCGATCGTGATATATACGAGTACTAAAAATTTTCCTTTTGTTTTGTTTTGAAAAGTAGGGTTCTTTTATAGAATCCTATTTTTTTTTGTAGTTAGTGTTCGATTATTAATAAATTAGTGTTGATTTTGTGTAGATTTTTTTTTTCTTAAGTTATTGATTATTATATCTTTATATCTTTATTTATAAATTAGTGTAGATTTTATACTATAATTATATAAATAGTAAAAAATAAAAATAATATAAAACACCTATAGTTGTAAATAGTTAATAAAAATCGACACTCAACACTTTTTAGATAATTATTATTTTATTATATTTGCTAATAAAATTAAATGTAATTTACTATGAGCGTTTCAGGCTATATACCAAAAGATGTCTGCTTTGATGATGAAGGAAGACAAAAACTAATTGAAGGAATTTCCATAATATCTAAAGCTGTAAAAAGTACACTCGGCCCAGAGGGTAATACAGTTTTAATAGAATCCCCAGAACATACTAATAATATTACAGTTACCAAAGACGGAGTGACGGTAGCGAGGTCGATTGAGTTAGACGACCCTGTATCTAATCTTGCAATACAGATGATGAAGGATGCAGCTAATAGAACTGCTAACTCAGCGGGTGATGGAACAACTACAGCTATTGTATTGACTGAAGCAATTATTAAAGCAGGTCAAGAGATTATAAATGATACCCACAATATTACTGAGGTCATTAGGTTTGTTAATGAAAACAAAGAAAGAGTATTTAAGTATTTAAAAGAAGGATCACAGAAAGTAAATAAAAAGAAACTTTTAGATGTAGCTTCTGTTTCGGCTAACAATGATAAAGAGTTAGGAAAGATTATTGCCCAGGCATATAACAAGGTAGGAAAAGACGGAGTAGTAACGGTAGAGAAATCTATGACATCAGAAACTTATTCTGAGATAACAAACGGAATTAAAATAAATAGAGGATACACTTCTAATTTATTTATTAATGACCAAAGAAAAGATGAGTGTATATTAGATGATGTTAAGGTTTTAGTTTGTGATAGTGAAATAAGCAATATACTTCAAATTGAAAATGTACTAAAACCCGTCATTAATAATAATCAAAAATTATTAATAATAGGAACGTGTACTACCAATGTAATAAATACCCTTGCAGCTAATGTAGTTCGTAATGGTTTAAAGTTTTGTAATATACAACCTCCGCAGTTTGGATACAAACAACATGAGTTAATGCAAGATATTGCTTTAGCAGTAGGAGCTAAATACTATTCTGAAAAGACAGGAGACGACTTAAGTTTAATTACTCCTAATGATTTAGGACATGCAAACAAAATAATAGTAGGCCAACAATCTACAGTTATATTAAAAGAGAATATTCGTACTGAAGAAATAGATAATCGTATAGCAGAACTTAAGGTTCAACAACAAACAACTACAGATGTAAATCAAAAAACATTCTTAAATGAAAGAATAGCAAGTCTATCAGGAGGAATAGGATGTATATATGTAGGAGGTAATAGTGATGTAGAGCAAAAAGAAAAATTTGACCGAGTCGATGACTCGGTATGTGCTGTCAAGTCAGCACTTGAAGAAGGTATTATCGCTGGAGGAGGATACGCTTTATGGAATGCCTCTACCTCATTACAGGACTGTGACTGCGGAAACAAGAATAATAAAAATGACAAAGCAGCGAAACATATATTGATGGAAGCTCTGAAAGCCCCCCTTGTCCAAATCTTAAATAACGCAGGGTTAGATTATAAAGACATACTTAAGGAAAGCAATATTCCTGTAAAAATATTAGAAGAAGAAGAATTTTTAGGGTATGATGTAAAAAATGAAAAGTATGGGAATATGTTTAAGTTAGGAGTTATTGATCCACTTAAAGTAACTAAACATGCATTAAGCAATGCTATAAGTGTAGCTACTACTATCTTAAGTACAAACGCTATTGTTACTCATCAAAGAGCTAAATAAAAAAATAAAATGAAAGCAATCGGAAAGTTTATAGTTGTTAAACCTATAGAAGAAGAATTAAAAACAGAATCAGGAATATTACTTTCAGCTGAAGATGTGAGTAGTTTTAGATATAGAAAAGGAGAGGTTATAACTCCTGGATCTTCTGTGGAGGTTATAAATACCAGCGATGTAATTTATTACGATAGAAACGCAGGTCATGAAATGTTATTAGGAAACGAATCTGTTACTATTATTCAGGAGCGTGATGTCGTTGTTGTTTTATAAACTCATTCATTTCTATTATTTTTTGTCTATAAACCTTATCCATATAACTAACATTAGTTTTAAATAAAGGATTTATATTAGGAGATTCCGCAATCTCTTCCCCATTTAATTTTCTATAAATAGTATTAATAGCCATCTTACCCTTAAACGAAAGCTCATATAATGTAGTTTGTTTACCACTTCTTTTACGCCATACATGTATCCATCCATCTCTAAGCAATGAGTTAAACCGATTAATATCCCACGACATTACTTCTTCAAATTCTTTAAATTTTGTCTTATTAAAGTAATCTTCACTATATAAAAACAGCATCATATCTAAATCAGGTGTAGTAAATCCGTATTTAGCTTTAGCCCAATACCTTATAATGCGCCAATATTTTAAATAGTTATGTGTAGGAACTTTACGATCGTAGTTTTTTCTTCTCAATTCAATTAAATTTAATTTGTATCTTTGCTAAAATACAAAAATTATGGGCGCAAATAATAAGATGAGTGCGGGAAAACTGCGTAGAATCAAAAACAAAGAGGATGCTATAAGGAGAAAAGAAGAAAAAATAGAAGCTATGGAGGAAACATTAAAGACGGAGTCTAAAATGACAGGCAAAGGATGGAATCCTGTTAAAGATTATCACGCAGGAACTTATGAGAAGATAATTAAGAGAAAGAAAGACGCCATTGAGAGGAAAAAAAGAAAAATTAAAAATTTAAAATCATAATTATGCCTACAGTAATAGTAAATGGTAAGAAAAAACAATTTCCTTATAATGCAGTAGGGAAAGCTCAGGCAGATTCTTACGCAAAAAGCAATGGAGGAAAAGTAAAAAACAATCCAGGATATCATAGTGAAAAAACTATGGGGTCTAAAATGTATTAAAAAAACCAAAAAATAAATTCATATATTTGTATATTAATTAATAGATAAAAAAAATAATATTATGGCAAAAAAGCAAGGATATAACGCAAGACTCGATGAGTCATTAGGCGGACGACACAGAGGTCATCACTCTCAATCTTTAAAAGATAGAAGAGATGAATCTAAAGCAATGTCTAAAAAAGATTGGGGCCACGCATATGGTGCTGATTCAGGAATGGGATATAGACATACTTCTACATGGAAAACTCATGATCATTTAAAATCATAAAATGGCTCAAAAACCTTTTCCACAAATAAAAAAGAAAAACCGAGGCAAGTTCACAAGATGGGCTAAGAAAAACGGTTTTAAAGATGCGTGTAGTGCAGCTTCCCATGTTATGAGTAATACTGATGAGTATTCTACTCATGTAAGAGAAATGGCTAACTACGCAAATAATTTTGGCTGTAAAAATAAATAAGTCAAAATAAAGTTTAACTAAAATTTAATTTAATGGCAAGAAGAAAAACTCGTAAGAAAGTTTCTAAAAAAGTCAAAGCTGAAGCTATTGAAGTCAAAGACTCAGTAGTTATTGAAGTTAAAGATTCTAAAGCAAAGGTAATTGACAAAAAAGAAACAAAAGAAACAAAAGAAACAAAAGAAAAACCTCCTGTTATAGAGGTAGCTTTGGATCATGAAGCGATACAAAGAGTTTATGTAAAACCAAAGTTTAATTATTTAAAAGCACAAGGAGTAAAATAAAAAAGAATGGGAAAATTATTAGAAAAGTTAGGGCTAAAAATACAAGGATGGTGGTGCAGATTTCAATGTAGTTGGAATTGGTTAGTATCTAAACTATTATTTTCAGTTAAAAATTGCCCAAACAAGATGTGTACTTGTAAGTAAAATGAAAAGAACTAAAATAAATTCCACTCCTTCAAAAGGACTTGGTGACACAATAGAAAAGTTTACTCAAGCAACAGGAATAAAAAAAATAGCAGACACTATATCTAACGGAGGATGTGGCTGTAATGACAGACGTGACAGTCTTAATCGAATGTTTCCGTACAGGAAGAATTAAGAGATTTTTAACCCTCTAAAATAAAAAAATGGCATACCCAAAAATTACCGTAAACACAGGTCAGGTAGTTGTAGTAGTACCCAGCGACACCATACCTATTCCAAACCCAGGATACTTAGCATGCACAGGAGTCGGCAACAGCGTGGACGCTGGTGCTAATACCTCAGTAACAACAAACAAGTTAGTTGATAGTGGAGCAACATTTGAAAGCACTACTACCCCACTCCCTGTAGTTGTTGGTGATGTAGCTTATAACACAACAACTCCTGCAAATGCGGCAGTTACCGCAGTAGATTCTACCACACAGTTGGCCTTTGGATCTAATATATTTGCAGCTTCTCCCGAAAACTATTTAATAGTAAGGCAAGATGCTTTAGTAGATGACGAAGTAGACTTTGTTGCTACAGGCGTGCAAGTAGGAGATATTGTTTTAAACACAGATGCTCGAACTATTGCGTCAGTAACCGCTGTCGTAAATGCAGATCAGTTAACATTAAGCGCAAATATATTTGGAACAGACACCACATATAATGACAACTTTAGAATTTATTCACAAAATGGAACAGGAGAGAAATGGTATCCTGCTTATGGTGGATCATTTGGAGGAGTTGCAACAGAAGCTAATGGAGAAGGTTGTTTAATTTATGTATCCGACCAGACTGCAGTTACTACTTATGCAACTGAATATTACAATGTTACCGTAAGAACAGTAGCAGGAGATATAGTGACATTCTATAATGCTAAAGTAGGAACCTACTTACCTGTACAAGTTGTACAAGTTATGGCATCAGGAACTAACTGTGACGGACTTTTAGCAATCTGGTAATATGGCACAGGAAATAGGAGAAAACACTAAAGTTACTTTAGACCTTAAAACCATTTCTATGATTGTAGGGTTCACTATTTCTATTGTGAGCATGTATTTTGTTCTCCAAGCTGATATAGCTAAAGCTATGGAATTACCCAAACCTGAAGTTACTAAAACTGAGTTTACTTACAAAGATCAAATAATTCGTGACGCTATTATGACAACTCAAGAAGATGTCAAGGAAATGAAAGCGACTCTTGAGAAATTAGAAGAACGAATATTTGAATTAACACGAGAAAGATGAGATTATGGATTATAATATTATTTTTAATACCTACTCTAACATTTGCTCAATCTTATAAAGATGGCTTAGTTGTAATACAATATTCAGCAGACTTTGTCAAAGCTAACGAGATAGATATCAGCAAATTAGAAGGAGCTGAGTTATTACGTCTTGCTCTTACTGAACATCCCAAAATTTTTGAAAAAGAAGAAATAAAGTTTTTACCTACAGTATGCTTATACCATAATCGTAGGTTGATAGTAAAAGTGGAAAGCGATATAACATTAAAATTACCCGATAATTCTATAGAAACAATACAAACGCATATAAATAAAATAGTAAAAAGTAAATTTTAAAATATGAATAGAAAAGAAAAAACCGAAGAGCTTGCTTCTAAAATAATATATATAATAATAATAATACTTATTTCCTTGTTTTGTATAGCAGCACAAGGGCAAGTTGTACAAGAATTAGACTCAGCACAAGAACAAACACTTATAGAAGGGTTTGAAAAAAAACAAAAGAAAAGTAAATTTTTTAAAAACATTTACGAAAACCTTTTAAGGTACGGAACTTTTTATATAGCAGGAGATATAAGTAATCCATACCAAAAACAATCCATAGATTATGTAGTAAGAACTAATCCAAGCGGAAGCTTATATGATGTACCTGTGGTTGAAGACGCTACCGAGTATCATGAATTTGATTATAGGTATGGATTAGGAATTAGACGTATAGCCAGATTTGATTATGAAAATAAAGAAAAAGCTTATTATGATGGTACAGAAAAAAATGTAGCATTATCATCTCCCACAGCCGCATTTGATGGTTGGGAATATTTATTTCATTGGGAGAAAGAAAGAGAGAGAGGTGAGGTGTTTACTAATCACCGCTACTTTCTTAGGAATACGGGTAAGTATCACATTGTTAAAATAGAATCAAGAGCTGAAGGAAATGTAGGTTTTGAATATAATTCTGCAGAAGTAAGAGGAAGACTTCCAATTGGAAAAAAGTTTAGTATTTCTGCAGGTGTTATTGCTCGAACTCATCAGCAAGCTTTTGGATATAATCCAGTGGAGATTTGGTTAAATGAAACAAATGAGGATGGGCAAGCATTAAATCCTTGGTACACTTTAGGATTTGAATATGGTTATGACGATATATATTATACCCAGCAAGATGCATTAGGAAATAATATATCGGATTGGTATTGGGTAGACCCTGAAGGGAACATAGTAGCTAATACCGATTTAGAATTTAGAGAAACAGTATTTGCTGATTTAATGAATAGATATAATAGAGAGCAATGGGATTTATTAGATGCGTTTGCCGAATACGCCCCTATCATCGGAGCAGATTATTATACCTATACTGACAAGCTATGGGTACATGCATATGCAAATTATATATTACCTTATCATTCCTATTTTAAAGGAGATGAGGCATTTAGCTATTTAAACAGAAACAATTGGGGGCTTGGAGGTTTAATAGAAGACTCTGAATTAGAACAATGGGAGGACTATCAGTTTGGAATAATTGCGGGCTGGAACATTAATTCAAAATTAGGTATATTTGTAGAAGGAGAATATACTAAGTTTTGGGACGCAGAAATATTTAAATCCACTATAGGACTAAACATTGAATTATGACCATAAGCGAACATATTACTTACGCAGAAGCTATTCATTCAAATACGGCAAAACGTAAAAGAATAGACAACACGCCTAATCCAACACAAGTGGAGGCGATGAAGCTTACGGCTGAAGAGGTGTTTGAACCATTACGTGAATGGGTAGGAGGGCCAATTAAAGTGAATTCGTTTTTTAGATCTGTAGCCCTTAATGAGGCAATTGGGGGAGTAGCTTCCTCACAGCATTGTAAAGGACAAGCAATTGACCTGGATGATGTTTATGGGAGAAAATCCAACGCAGAAATGTTTCATTGGATTAAAGATAATCTTTGTTTCGACCAGCTTATATGGGAATTCGGAACGGATATGAACCCTAATTGGATTCATGTTTCTTTTGTTTCAAAAGAAGAGAATAGAAATAGGTGTTTAAAAGCCTATAAAGAAAGTTATAAAACTAAATATAAAGTAATATAGTGGCAAAACAAAAAAAGAAATTTCGTGACACAAAAGTAGGAGCTTTTTTATCAAAAGCTGCACCAGGTCTTTTAGGTACTATTGGAGATGTGTTGCCTAATCAAGGAGTGTTAGGAGTAGTAAAAAATTTGATTCAAAAGGATAATACACTACCACCTGAAGATAAAGAAAAAGCGATGAAACTCTTGGAGTTAGATATGATAGAAATGCAAGAGGTAAGTAAAAGATGGACGGCAGATATGGCTTCTACAAGCTGGATGAGCCAAAACGTAAGACCGATGACATTAATATTTTTTTCTGTTGCTTATATAATTGGATGGTATTTAGACTACGAATTAGATTCTGTAGCAGGAGTCTTATCCTTGATTGTTGGAGCATATTTCGGATCAAGAGGAATTGAAAAAGTAATGGGGAATAATAAGCATAGATAAAAAGAATGGCAAGAATTAGTACATATGTAAATGCTGAGCCTGTTGTAGCTGAGGATAAGTGGATTGGAACAGATTCTACATTTTTAAATGCTACTAAAAATTTTACCGCTCAATCGGTTGCAGATTTTTTAAACTTAGATGCGAGAATACAGCTGGATGTACCTCGTTTTAAATATCAGATTATAGACCCCCTTATTCCAGGACAGACAGTAAGAAACCCAGGCACAATAACTTTTAATCCACAACAAGGCGCACTTGTTACATTTAGTTCAGTAACAAATTTTATACTTAGTAAATCACAAATAGGACACCCCAATGTCGATATATCATCTTGGTACACTTCTCCTTTAGTAGGTTCCTCGGTGATTATTTCTAAGTGTTCTGATATATCTCAATGGGGGATTTTTAGTTGGGTAAGTTCAACTGTAAATGCAGGAGATTCCAATTTTTATGATATAGTAGTAACCTCTACCGCAAGCAATGGGGGCTTCGAGCATAATGAAGATTATTTTATATCTTTGTTGGACTATGGAACAAATGTTCCTGGCGATAAAAACTATGTCGCAACTTTAACCCCTTCAAATACGGCTTTTGTTGTGAATCATAATTTAAACAAGTATGTTTCTGTTGATGTTGTAGACGGCTCAGGAATAATAATTGAATGTGAGGTGGAGTATAATAGTTTAAATCAATGTACGTTGACTTTTAATGATCAATTTACAGGACAAGCATTTTTTAATTAAAAATAAAGAAAAGAAATTATGGCAGATATTAAGTATTACGCAAATATAAACCTTCAAAACTCAGAACTTGAAGAGTTTAAAGTCGATAATGTAACCTCAGACCCAGCAGCCCTATCGGGCGAAGGTCAGTTAATTTATAGAACTGATACTAATGCGTTAAAATATCACACAGGTTCTGGAACATGGGTAACAGTAGGAACAAGTTCAGGCTCAATGTCTAATTGGGTATTAACTGCAGATAGTGGTTCAAACCAAACTATTGATGATGGAGAAAGTGTAGACATCGCAGGAGGTACAGGACTATCCTCTGTTGTGGGAGCTACCAATACGGTAACCCTAAACCTTGATGATACAGCTGTTAGTGCGGGGTCATACACTTATGCAAGTATAACTGTTGATGCCCAAGGACGTTTAACAGCAGCTTCTTCAGGCTCATCTCCAGGGACAATGTCTACTTGGATATTAACAGGAGATTCAGGTACGCAAACAATAGATGACGGAGAGACTGTTGATATAGCGGGCGGAACATATATAACTACAGCTGCCAGTGCAACCAACACTTTAACAGTAACACACGATTCAACTACAAGAAGTGATACCACAAGTTCTGCTTCACCTGGATATGGGGGAACAGTTGATGTAGTTAATACAGTTACAACTAATGCTACAGGTCACGTTACCGCAATAGACCTTCAAACTATTACTTTCCCAAGTGCTGAAAGTTATTCGTGGACATTAGCTGGTGATTCAGGATCACAAGCTATTAGTTCGGGAAATACAGCAACTTTTATTGGAGGAACAGCAATTACAACTGCGGCATCCGCAACAGATGATTTAACTATTACTTTAGATGATACTGCAGTAACGCCAGGCTCATACACTTTAGCAAGTATTACAGTAGACCAACAGGGTCGTATTACTGCAGCTTCAAGTGGGTCTTCAGGATCAATGTCTTCGTGGAAGATTGGTTCTACAACAGGAACGGATCAGTCTGTAGGTGACGGCCAAACAGTAGATGTAGTTGGTGGAACAGGAATTTCAGGTGTTATAGGCGGAACACGAACCGTAACATTAACCCTTGATGATACAGCTGTTACACCAGGTTCATACACATATGCAGGTTTTACGGTAGATCAACAAGGTAGAATAACTGCAGCGTCTTCAGGAGCAACTCCTGGAACTATGTCAAGTTGGACATTAGAAAGTAATAGTGGTACTTCAGAATCAGTAGCAGACGGAAATACAGTTAGTATATTAGGGGGGACAGCTATATCAGGTATAGCAAGTTCTTCTGACACAGTAACTTTAAATCTTGACGATACAGCTGTTAGTGCAGGAAGTTATACATACGCATCCATCACAGTAGATGCACAGGGTAGGTTAACTGCTGCCTCATCGGGATCTTCTCCAGGGACAATGAGTTCTTGGACTTTAGCAGGGGATAGTGGTTCTTCAACTATCTCAAACTCAGACACAGCAACAGTAGCTGGTTCTACAGGTATTGATACAGCGGAGTCTGGAGGTACAGTAACTGTTAGTCTTGATTTATCTGAAGTAACTACAGTTACAAGTATTGACCCAGCTGCAGATTACTTAGTTGGTGTTGACGGAACTGCTAACGAAAAAATA